AGTTTTTAACTACATCGTAAAGGTCTGTCAGGGATTTGATTTTAGTAACATCTAAAGCAACATTGTGTTTATAGACATATTCTAAGTACTCTTTTGCTCTTGGTAAATCTTCGAGTTTTAACCCTTTTTTTCTATAAAGATTAATTAATAGTTTAGCGTACTTACCAATTCTCTTAATTCCCGACTCAGCGGATAATGAGAGGGGGTCCGCCATTACGATTTGATTGAACTCATCTCTTGGCAGGTCTTTATAATATGAATTGTAAATTTCATCAGGGGTGGCCTCCAATATAATAGACTCAATAAGATTTAAAATTTTCACAATAATTGACTTACTATTATAAATACCCGAAACAATATCTTTTTTTCAGACTATTTATAATATGAAATAAACCTTAATACACAAAAAAAATGAGTTGTTACACAAAAGAACAAATTGAAGAGGTTGTCAAATCTAAAGGTTATGTTTGGTTTGAGGGTACAAAAGACTACGATGTTAATATCGTTGGAATCAGAAACTCAAGTACGGGTGATAAAGTTACAAACGTATTTGATGATTGTTTAACCGTTTCCTATAAAGAAGGTGGTGTGTGGAAATCTCATTGTTGGCCCGCCACAACTGACCCTGGTAAAAAGGGTGTCATGGAGTATCATAATGCTGCGGGGGTGGCTAGATTGGTACCGGGTCAATATAGAGGGTCTCACACAATCGGACTACACCAAGGTAAATATGAGGCGTTAAAACAACAAAAACCCGTAAAAGTATATCGTGATAAAGATAAGGACATGCAGTATGATGAAAATGTGATTCAAGAGGGTGTTTTCGGTATCAACATTCACAAAGCGGGTGCAGATTCTACATATGTAGAAAATTGGTCAGAGGGTTGTCAAGTTTTTAAAAAATCCGCAGATTTTGATAGTTTTATGAAAATAATGAATAAAGCGGCGTCGATACACGGTAAATCTTTTACATACACTCTTGTAGAATCAAAGGATATTAAATAGTTTTATGGAAAAACTTATAAAGAAAATATTAAAAGAATATGTTGAGAAATCATTAGAAGAACTAATGCCAACAGTTCATTATGAAAAAAATATTAACGTAAGATTTAGGGGTCCATTAGAATATACTGTTAGAAAATTTTCAAGAACAAGAGGTAAATTGGAAATGAGAGACGTTGGGACGTATACATTATCAAAAAGAGAAAAATCAGAAGCGGAGTCAAATATAGATGAAGTGATGAAAGTTGATGTACCTGAAAATTTGGTTTTTGGTATTGAAGTTTACAGGTTTAATATTGATATTGACAGGATAAATTTTTTCTCCAAAGACGATAAGTATGAAACTTTAAGAGACACTCTCAGAGATGAAAATCCCGCATCAATATATTTGGTTGACCCACAAACAGAATCTGTTGGTGACATTTTATTTTTTGTCATAAAAGAAAATAAAGTTATTACAACGTTTTTGGAAAGGTCATTTAATTATGATTCTATTAAACAAAAAAGAAATTTAGATTTTTTAATCAAAGCCGGCGACATTAAAAATTATTCGGTACCAAAAAAAGACAAACCATTTAATTTTAACGATTGGAGAAGGTCATAAAAAAGGGGAAGAGTAGCGAACCTTCCCCCTAAATCCGTGAACTAGTCCCGGTCCTAAGTGGGATTTCAACCCCAACTATCTTTATTAGAATTCTAAAAATTTCTTTAAATCACCCATAACATCAAGTTTTTTTGGTTTAAATAACTTACCAAATATGTTTGGAAACTTTGATTTATGTTTAGAAATTATTTGAACCGCAATACTACCTCTTTTCATACCTTCTTGAGATGAATTCGCCGGTCTCTCAAAATTTTTGGTAAAAACCGCAGCAGTGTCTTTAGTAGATAAATTCGGGTTAAATAACGCTTGTTTAGTTGCAGAGTAATAAGGTATTGTTTTTATCTCATGCATTAAGTAATCTACTTGGGTTGAAATATCGTCAGGACTTTTACCTTTCTTTTTTGCAAAATCAATCAGACCTCGTTTTCTCGATTCTCTCCATTGTGCAATCCCAACAGAAGACCCTCCGGGAATATTTTTGTCTCCAACCGCTTTTGGTTGGAATCTACTTTCCGCATATAAATTACCCATCACCGCAGCAATACTTTTTTCAGGTAATCCGTGTTGTTTTAATCTATTATATATCAACTCAGCATTTGAATTCCAACTTGATGAACTGTATTTAACATCTTCATTAATTAAATTCTCTTTTTCTAATTTTATTAATGACTTTAATTGTGATTCTGTAATTAATATTTTCATATTAATTTTCTTTGATTAATAACTCACCTAAAACTTCAATTTTACCAACTAATTCTTGAAATGGTATTTGTTTAATACCCATACCATCTTTGGTTGATTCGTATAGTTTTTCTAACAATTTTTTATATTCTTTTTCCATCGCTTCTTTGGTTAGTTTACCTTCAGATGCTTTCTTGTAATATGGTAATTTAACAACAAAGTGATGATAAGTCAATAAAGCAAGTCCACCTTTCTCTTTAGCATTTTCACTAATTTTTTTCGCACCACCCATTCGGGTTTCTGCAAATTTTTCAAATTCGGTTAATTCCGATTCGATAAGTCTTTTTAATTGAGATTCTGATAATAGTATTTTCATGTTATCTACAGTTCCACAATACGGGGTCAGTTTCGAAGAGGTTTTTGAAATCTAAGAACACAAGTTCCGCAAGTTTCACCAAGAAACTCTTTTGGATATCTAAACCACAACTAACGCTTATTCTTCCAAGACCTTCATAGATATGACACCTAAGAAGACGTAGGATTAACCATGCCCCAATTGCAATAAAAACACCCGTAGGTAATCCCAATAAGAAAATCTTAACAGATTCCCATGCTGCAAGTGCACCCGCTTGTTCGTTAACCTGTGTGGGTTGTGCTTGTGGTGCCGGTTGTTTATCTTGTCTTTTCTGTCTTCTCATTGCTTTGAGTTCCTGAATCATTTTCTTTAACTCATATTTTGTTGCATTTGGAAGAACGGGATTCAACATCTCGGCAACCTTTGATTTTGCTTCGGTTACTTCAGGTGTGTTTTGGTCTGCACCATTTACATCTTGAGCACTAACACCAAGACCTTTAATTTCATTAGCCAATGAGCTAACCAATTGCATTCCTTTTCGGGATTCGGGGCTAAAACATAAATCTTGTTGGTTAACCTCTTTAATATCTTTTACTTCTTTATCATATTTCTTAAATCTATCTGGATTTGACATTAAAGCGCTTTTTGGGAATATCCTTTTTTTACGAGTGTTTGCAAGGGTCCTTGACCTTTCTTCAATTTCACCGTCTATAATCTTCTTTAATTGAGATTCTGTTATGATGTACTTCATATCATATAAATACTTTAGAATTTATTATAAAAGCATAAAAAACCCCTTGACGGGGTTTTTTGTTTTTAATCATAAAATTATTTTAATTTTGAACTCAAACTTTCGATAATGGGATTTCCCATGTATTTGTTGAATGTGTTTTTGAGTGATTTTTGTCCTTCGTTTAATGAATAATCATCTTCCATGGTCATACCTGTTTCCATGTCAATTTCGGCGTCTGCGGGTACATCTGAATAATCATCTTCTTCTAATTCAACATTAATTTCTCTTGGTGGATTAGGTAATTGGTTGGGGTCATTTTTACCCATATTGTAATCAACAAATTCACCATCCTCAACATCTAAATTAATTTTCGCTGGTGGATTAGGTAATTGATTAGGTCTATTCATACCCATATTATAATCGACAGGTTCAATATCTTCGAGACTTTCTCGTAATTTTTGTTTAGTATTGTATTGAATAAGTCTTTTCAATTGTGACTCTCTAAATATAACTTTTTTTCCCATTTTTCAGTTTGTTTACATATATAAATATCAAGTAATATTAATTAATACCTACCACTGAGGTAAACATATAAAACTTCTGGTATTTTAGTGCATGTTTGTTTAATACCTCCTTGGTCATAACAATCAATGTATGGTAGTTTTTCTATTATGTCTCTAATTTCTTTAGGTACAACATAATAACCTTTTTGATTTTTAACTAATAATCTTTTGACTAAAGTTTCTCTATGATAGAGTTTGTCAGGTTCGTAATATTCTTTTAGAATATTTTTGTATTGGGATTCCGATATTAATATTTTCACAGTATTAAATTTTAATTTTACTAAACAATTTAACAATTGAATAGTGTGACATAAAAACAAAAAACAAAATTAGGTAAGTAACGTAATTGAGTTTTTTCATTTACATATAAATATATTTACTCGTCTTTTTTTTCGTTTACGGATTGTAAAAAGTATCGAACACCGTCATGGATAATAAATTGAAGAGGCATGACTGTTGTTATGTTTAAGTTTGGGGTCCAAATTTCAGTAACACCAAAACCTTTGTTTTGTGGTTTCATAACCACTTTTTTGTTTGTAAATTTAACACTTCTTAATTCTGACATATTTTATATAAACCATTTATTTAGGTTTATTAAAATATAACTAAATATTGCTAAATTATGTATCAATAATTTTTTTATACTTGTTCTGGGTCATTAACCATTTGGTCTTGAGCTAAAACATTTTTCATTGATTTAGTTAGAGAATTGTATACTTGTTCACCAAATCTATCCATTATTTCATTATCGTTTCTTAAGTCAATAAAATTACCTCTGGCCATAAAACCTAAAACATTTTCTAAATTAATACTTCTCCAAGCACCTTTAGCCGCCTCCATTTTAGCTTGTTCATCTTCAACACCCATTCCTCTTAATTCTTTTAACTTTTTGATATAAGAGTTCATGTCAACAACTTTTTTAATGTTGTTATTCATCTCGACGTTCATTTGTTTTTCGCTTTTTTCTCTATCACTACCAACATATGAACTTAGAGATTTTTTAATTGACATATGACGAACAGTACCATCCTTTTTCACAAATGCGACACTAACAAGAATGTTATTATCAATCGCATCTCTTAATTGTTGTAGGTCGTTACCTTGACTAAACCCTTCGTAATCTAATTTTTCCTCAACATCCATAGATGATTCGGTAATTACTCTATCTAATAAACGTTTTAGTTGTGATTCAGTTACTATAATTTTTTTGCTCATATTTTTTTATATATAAATACCGTGATACCGGTGTAAATTTAGTTCTATGTTTTATAATATTTATATGAAAAATAACTAAACTTAAAAAAAAAACTATGTTACTCAAAAAAGGTTCTACAGGAGAAGATGTAAAAAAAATACAAGAAAAATTAGGGTTGTCCGCTGACGGTGTATTTGGTACAGGTACCGAATTGGCTGTAAAAGGTTGGCAATCAACCAACGGTCTAATTGCTGATGGTATTGTTGGAGATGGTACTTGGTCTAAAATGTTTGCAACACAAACAGTAATCACCGAACCGTCGCCAGCGCCTAACGTTGGTGGTTTAAAATTAGAAAAATTAAAAGGTCACATACCCGATGCGGTAATTGCTTTGATTCCTGACACCGCGCAAAAGTTTCAAATAAACACACCATTGAGATTGGCACATTTTTTAGCACAATGTGGTCACGAATCAGGTGGGTTTAAGGCGACACAAGAAAATTTAAATTATTCGGCAAAAGGTCTAAGAGGTATTTTTGGAAAATATTTCCCGACTGACGCATTAGCAGAACAATATCAAAGAAAACCCGAAGCGATTGCATCTCGTGTTTATGGAGGTAGAATGGGTAATGGTGCTGAACCAACAAAAGAAGGGTATAAATTTCGTGGCAGAGGGTACATTCAATTAACCGGAAAGGATAACTATACAGCATTCGGTAAAGCAATTAATGAGGATGTTATTTCAAATCCTGATTTGGTTTCTTCAAAATATGCCTTATTATCTGCGGCTTGGTTTTTTAGTAAAAACGGATTACACAAAATGGCGGACGAAGGTGCTACCGACGCGGTGGTTACAAAAATTACAAAAAGAGTAAATGGTGGTACAATAGGGTTAGCTGACCGTATAAAACATTTTAAAGAATACTATTCTTTGTTATCATAAAAAAAGGGGTTTAATAACCCCTTTTTTCTTTTATATCTGTGTAATCACCCGGTTTGTCTGTTTCGGGTTCACTACCATCATCAGGAGACAATTCTTTCATTAATATCTTAAATTGTTTAGATGACATAAAGTGTGCGTTGTATTCCGGATTTTCATCACCAACACTGTAAACTGAATAGAAAGAGTCGTCGTTTGCTTGAGTACTTGTACTGTAAACATCTACAACATATGTGTTTCCTTCCGTATCCACATAAACATCGGTATCGATGTGTGCATATTTTGGTTCATAAACCTTACCATCTTTTTCTACCCATGAATTTGTCGACACGTTATACAATCCTGATTTACCGTTAATTTTACTTTCGTATAGTCTGATTTTTTTATTATCACCACTAACTCTCGCAATTTTAAATTCGTTAGCCATCAAGAAATCAACGATAGTCCCAACTCCGTCACCAATACCTTTTTCTCTTAAAGTTCTGTCCAATAAATTAAATTGATTACCAACTTTTTTAATTTCACTGAGGAAATCAAAGTTACCGTATCTTTCTTTAACGTTGTACTGATTTATTTCGGGGTACACAATATACAAATTACGTAGTTCGTCATCCATTGACCTCCATGATTCCGGTTTTGCTAATGTTCCACCGTTTTGGATATAAGCTCTTTTATATCCCTTTTCCATTCTTTTAAATTCGTATTGTCCACCAACTCTTTCGTTTATTTGACCAACAACATCTCTTAGAGATAATTCCTCTTGTGAAAATGGTTTGGTTGTTATTATATTTCTTTCGCCTCTAAGTTGTGGATATATTTCTTCTATCTCTTCCCATGTTTTAACAAGGTCACCACCATTCATCATGTTTGTAATTCTGAAACCGGTATTAACTCCTGTGTCTTTTTGGATTGTACTTATAAAATATGGGTCATTTTCACTTTTATTTTCATCAATAACAAAATAAAATGTTCTTTCTCCTCGGTAATTACCCCACATATTTGATTTACCCATATCAGGTCTCCAAGTTACACACCATGGAGAAATATCTCTGTCAGATTGTTCAGGTCTACCTAATGCTTTTTTGTACATTGTGTGATACCAGTATCCATATCGTATGGACATTTGTTGGTCTCTTATCGCATAAACCCTAAGACCATCTCTTTCGAATACTAAATTATCGTTACCAAACCATAATCTTCTTGACGCTTCTATTCTCTCTGGTGACGCTTTTGTATCACTACCGGCAAAAACATCTCTCTCAACTGCTCTTTCTTCAGGTCTAAATTCGTTTAATAAAAACGATAATTGAGAATAAGAATATTTTTCAATCTGTCTTAAATTATTTGGGTCAAATTTTGGATATCCGTGTTCACCGTCGTATCTACTTAAAAATGTAAATACTTGTGGTCGGTCAGGCCTTAAACCTTCTTTTATTTTAGCAAAGTCATAAAAAAGCCTTTCACCTTCTTCGTCTGTAATATTTGGTCTTTCTGTTTTCCAAATATCCATTAGGGTGTTGAAGAGCTTCTTGTTTTTTACCTCCTCTAATAATGTGTCAAACAGTATTTCTGTGAATCTCATTGTTAAAAATAATTATATACACATAAATACCCAATAATTTAGGTTTGTACATAATTATTCCACAACTTCACTTTCTGTTTTTACAAAACTACGCTTTAAATTCTCAACTTCCTCCAATAACGATTTACACATTTTTTCAATCATGAGAATTTTCATGAGATTATCCGCTTGCGGAAAGTTGTTCTCTTGTTGATAGTTGTTTAAGATAACCATTTTTAAAAGATTTTCATTTTCCAACTTGTAGGTGCGTTCTTTCTTCTTTTGAAAGTACTTTTTTGAATTTACTTTTGTACAGTCAATGCAATAGTTACTGTGGCCGTCATGAATCAGCTTGTTTTTGTAGAAATTAGACAAAGGGAATACCCCTTTACATCCTGTGCACTTCTTGTGTTTTTCCATTGATGATTGTTAATTTATACAAAGATAGTACTTTTTTTGATATATTTTGTATATTTCAAATAAAATATGAAATATGTATAATTTAAATAAATTTATATGGATAGACTAATCTTAAAGGTGGGGTTTTACTCGATATATGAAAAGGTTATTAATAATCGTAAAATTTATACCGTTGATAACGGTAAAATTATCTATTCAAATAGATTTAAAAAGTATTTTCCTAATTCAAACAGGGATGTAAAGGAATTTAGTGATTTGGATAACGCTAAAAAATATGTTCAAGGTGAAATCAAAAAACACGCGTTGAGTAAGAAGAAAAAAATAGAAAAGTTACCAAAATCACTATACTTGATTTTAATGAAAGAAGAGAAAACGCAAAAAATTTTTGTAAAAGTAGGTATTACATCAAAAAGATTTATTTTACGTAGATTTAGTAAGGGTTACGGATATAAGGGGTATACTTTAGAAACGATTTTAAGAAGAATTGACACTAAAGACGCTGAAAAACTAGAAGAAACAATAAAAGAAAAACTAAATAAAAAAAGGGGTGTAAAAAAATTTAAACCCATTTTGGAAAATTTTTCCGGTTATTCAGAATGTTTTTCTTACGATTCCCTAAATGAAATTATAACTATATTTGATTCACTAACAAAAAATTGTTAGATTGATTTTGGTTTTCTGCCTCTTTTTATTGGTGTATCTAATACAGACACCTCCGTTTTCTTTTTTAACTCTTTGTTTTTGCTTTCTAAAAACTCAACCTTTATTCTAAGTTCAGCAACTTCTCGAGTTAAATCTAATATTTTGGACCTTAGGTCGTCTTTTTCGGAAGACGACTTTTCTAACAAAATTTCAAGTTTTGTTATGCGTTCTCTACACTCATCTTTCATGTAATCCTCTGATTTTTCTTTTCTCATAGCTCTTTTTTCGTAATATCTCCACGCGCTAGCGGAACCTAAAACCGTGATTATTGTAATTAGTACCGTGTAAAAAGAATCCATGTCCATTAGCTAATTTTTATTTAATAAATATACCAAAATTACATATTGTTCACTTTTTTATTTAAGTTAATTTTAATATATTATTGATGTGAGCGTAATTGTCAATTTCTTTGGGGGGCCAGGTATTGGTAAATCAACACAAAGCTCTGAATTGTTTACTTTGATGAAAAAAAATCACATGGATGTTGAATTAACATTCGAATACCCAAAAATTGTTGCTTGGGAAGAAAATTACTCAACAATAAAAGACCAATTTTTTGTTACAGCTAATCAACATAGAAATATCAGTAGGCTTTATGGTAAGGTAAAATATATCATTGTAGATTCACCAATAATATTAGGAACGGTTTACAAAGATTTATATAATGATACACCCGAATATCCCGCAACCTTCTATGATAATTCATTTGATTACTTTATTTTCAAATTATTTAAAAAGTACAACAATTTCAACGTTTTATTAAACAGGGATGACACCACATTTAATGAAAATGGTAGGTTTCAAAATTTAATTCAATCTAAAGAGATAGATGATGTAATAAAACGTAGATTGATAGACCATTCAATTCCTTTTGTTGAGTTTTCGGTTGGAAAAAATACTGCTGGAGATATATTTAGTTATATATTAAAAAACCAACTATGAAAAAACTATCTATTCTTGTTGTTTTATCGTTTTTGTTGTTAATAACAACATCATTAACAACACAGAAAGATTTAATCCGTGTAAAAAATAACGTATTTGAAGTAAAGTACTCACAAATATTAGAGGAGCCAATATGGTTAATTTATAAATCAACAAATAGACGAACAAATGTTAATAGAGGGTCAATGGATTTTTATACGGAACAAGGTGTACACACATCTGACGGTGGCGATTATAAAAACAATGTGTGGGATAAAGGTCATTTAGCACCTGCTGCCACTTTTTCCGACAATATGGAAAATTTAAAACAAACTTTTAGTTATTTAAATTGTGCATTACAACACCAAGACTTAAATAGGGGTGAATGGAGGTTACTTGAGGAACAAGAAAGACTTTGGGACGATAAAGAACCATTAACTATTAAAATAGACTTGATTTTTGACAAAAATTCTCAGAAATTAGAGACAGGTGCAACAGTCCCATCTTTTTTTGTTAAACATATTCATTTTGATAAAAGTGAAAAATGGTCTTGTTTCAAGTTTGAGAACAAAAAACCAACAAAAAGGTGGACAGAACATCAAATAACCTGTAAACACTAATATGCTCTGTAAAGAATTATTTAATTTTCAAAATAAATTATATTTTATTGAACGAAGAATAAAAGAAACAAGGGTTAAACCTGAATTTATCGAGGACTTAAAAAAATATTGGGGGTGTGATAATGTTGTTCGTCAAATGAATAGACAAACAAATGAAAATTATCTATTATTTTTGAAGGAAATACCCGAAGCGGAAATCTTACCTGATTAATTTCTTTAATTCTTTTATACACTCTTTAGTGTATTTTATTTCATTTCTTTTCGCTTGTCTTTCACATGGATTTTGTGAATAGTAATAACATTTTTCATAAAGTCGATATAAATAACTTGATTGTAGGTAATGGGTATACTCATGAATTATTGTTGAGATTATATCATCTATGGTTTCGCAGTTAGAAATATAAATGACAATTTTGTTTTTATTAAAACAGTATTGTCCATAGTACCACATCTTGCCTTCGATTCGAGATTTATCATTAATTTCAAGAATTAACTTTTTTCTCTTTCTACTGTTAACCCCAAAATTCTCAACACACCACTCAAGAGCCATCTTGGTGTAAGAAATCTTCAACTCTTCGTCAATATTTCTTTTAGACATCGTTTGGTTTGTTTGTCTTAATAGTTCTTTTTGTTCTTATATTTGTTTTAGTCATATCTAACAATTTATCCAAGTTAGATTCTATATTTTTTAAGACTTCAGCAAATTCATAATTCTCCAAGTTTTCATTTCTATTTTTTAATGATTTTAATAAATTTGGTAAAATAGCCTCGTTTGTGTTTAATTTAACATTCATCGATTTGATTACCATTTTGAGTATTAAAAATTGGGTGGTGATTTTTTTCTCCTTTGAGAATGTAAAATAACTTTCAACTGACACATTTAGAAGTACACTTTTACTTATTGAATCTAAAAATTTGATTACCGCCACCGATTGTTTTGCTTTCATTTTGACCTTTCGTTTCAATATAAATATTTTATTATTTTATTTTGAATTTAAAGGGCGTCATTACCTTAAATTTAATTATAATATTGATAATCAATATATTAAATACTTTTTATTTGATAAGTAGTTGATTTTAAAAAATTATTTTGCCCACTTACCTCGACTTACTATTTGTGCGATTATACCATATACGGATAGGTCAGAATATGTGTCTTGAACACACTCACCTACAGTATCTTCTTTGCCCAATAATACTAACTGTTTGAGCCTTTGTATTTTATCATTCATTCTAAACCACAAACCCGTTTGAGATAATTTTATTTCCTCAGGAGTTTCTAATCTAGTACCAACCGAAATATTATCGGGTCCGTAGTTCATTTGTTTTTTACAAAACAGTTCGTACTGTTCTTTTAGGATTTTTTTAAATTCTGCGGTAGTTTCGGGATATCGTTCCTCACACGCTTTAATTGATGAAGATGGTTCTATTTTTCCTGTTGTCATATTACATTTAATTTATTATTTAAATAATAAACAAAAAAATCTGAAAAACCAAATATTTATATAAAAATCCCAGACATGGAAAATACAGAATTTAATAAAGAAACCAAATTTCCCGAAACAACAAAATCTAAACAATTAGTTCAAATGTTATCATTTAGAGTTGTTCCCGCGTATTTTAGAGAGATAGAAAAAGTTGCAAATAAGAAAAAAATGAGTGTATCTAAATTGATTCGTACCTACATTAAAGAGGGTATGAAAAGTGACAATGCAATCAGTAGTGCGGAAGACAAAGAATTTAGAGTTGAATAATTATTTATCAAATCTTTTAAATCCATTCATTGAAATGTGATTATATTTGACTCCGCCGATGAAATGGTGGAGTTCTTTTTTTCCCGCATAACTCATCGCAGACTTTAGATATGATTCAAAATTATTTACCCAACCCTCAATTGTATATTCAACCACTTGAGTTCGAACCACACCTTCTGAAGTAGTTAGATTTTCTTTTCCCCAACTCGTTTGAACTTCTTTGGTTGACATACCCCTAAAAGTTTTATATAAATTAATATCTGCGTCAAACATTTCTTTTGTTTCTTTTGAATATTGGTCAACTTTATCATAAACACTAATCGTTGAAGTTCCGGTTTTTTTACTTGTTTCACCAGCACTCTCTAAACACTTATTCAAAATTGAACCTAACATTACAATATCCGCACCTAAAGCAAGGGCTTTAATTACATCCGAGTATTTTTTGAATCCACCATCGGCTACTATTTTTGTGTTAGTACTCAACCATCTTTCGTTTTTAATTTTTCTACACTCAGATATTAATGATGCCATAGGGTAACCAACGCCTGTTTGAACAGTTGTCAAACAACCATTGCCATTACCAATACCAATTCTTACGTAATCAGCACCTACTTTGGAATATTCATAAAATGTTTCGGGATTTGCAACATTACCAACCATTAATTTAATATTTGTTCCGTATTTTTTCTTTGCTTGTTCGGTCATTATCAACAAGTCTTTCATGTGCCCATTAGCCACATCAATTAGTACTAACATTGGTTGTTCCTCGGAATATTCGGTCCTTGTTGACTCTAAAAATAATTTTTCAAAGTCAGACATACTGTAAGAAAGAAAAATACTACAATCCACCCACGATGAATCAGGATTTTTAATTCTTGGCAATACGGGTAAAATACCTTGCTCTTTAAATAAATCAAAATTGGTTTGACTTACAACCGTATCCATTGGGGCTGTCATTAATGGTAATAATCCATTACTCAAACGACAATTAATCTCACTACGAGAGCGGACATCAGAAGTTATTGCTGGTTCAATTAGTATGTCGTCAAAATCAAACAATTGCATTTTTTCTCTTTTTAGTTATTTATCAAAAAGGTAAGTAAAATAATTTAATTTACCAAACACCTAAACCAAGATATTTATAGGATATGGAATTAAACAAAATCAATGAAAATGACGTGTTGAATATACTTAGGAGCGTTTTGTATGAGGAAGTTTCTAAAGTTAACAGGAACGATTACAACAGGGTTCAGTTCAAAATCGATGAGTTGGAATTCCAACTTAGTGAAACCATTAAGGAGTTAAGAAAATTACAAGATTTAACACCAGATGGATTAAAAACTTTAACAAACGGTAGATTCAAGACGATATCAGATAATTTATCTAATGCACATTCTACGTTGAAAGTTTTAAAAAACAAAGTTAAAACCCATAAAAAATATTCTAATCAAAGTCAAGCTGAAGAAAAGAGAGTAAAATAATTATTCCTCATTATCTAACCCACTTCCAATATTCTTAACTATTTCCCTTCCTTTATCGGTCAAAAAAAACCTTTCTTCATTATTTTCATCTTCAATGGAGTCTATGATTCCTTTTTTTTGTAGTTCATATAAAAGACTACCGGTGACTATTTCTTTTAGAAATTCTTCCATGTCGTCTTGATTGAAGATATTTTCTAATGAGTCTTCATCTAAGTCGCCATTAATAAATTTTGTTGTGAGTTTATCACAGAAGAACTCCAACGCGTAAGATTCGTCTTCAATCTCATACTCATTAAAAAAATCAGATTCCCTAAGTAAGAGAACAATTTCACTCGCCTTTTCCATGACGATTGGTTGGTATATGTTTTTCATGTTTTAAGTGTCTTAGTAAAGTATAAGAAATAAAGATGAAAAAACAAAGACCTCTTGACATTGATACAATAAATGGTTATTTTTTAAAAAAAAGTTTACGGTATGCCTGATAATAGAAAAATTTTTATACAGATAGCGGCCTACAGGGATAAAGAACTGTTACCAACACTCAAAGATTGTATAAAGAAAGCCAAAAACCCTGATAAACTCGTATTTTCCATTGCCTGGCAACACTCAAAAGATGATGAGTGGGATAATTTAGATGAATGGAAATGTGACCCACGATTTAAAATAATCGACATCAATCATACAAAAGCTAAAGGTCCGTGTTGGGCGAGACATATCTTACAACAACAATATGATGGTGAAGAGTACACTTTACAATTGGACTCACATCACAGATTTACAAAAAATTGGGATGAAGAATTAATTATAGAATTAAAAAAATTACAGGAAAAGGGTCATAAAAAACCCATGTTAACGGGATACATACCCTCATACGAACCTGAGAACGACCCAAAAGGTCGTTTAGACGTACCATGGAAAATGAACTTTGATAGATTTAGTCCTGATGGTAATATACATTTTCTTCCGGCATCAATTGATGATTTTAAAGAAAGAGACGAGCCTGTCAAAGCTAGATTTTATTCCGCTCACTTTTGTTTCACTCTTGGTCAATTTGCGTTAGAAGTACAACATGACCCCGATTATTATTTTCATGGTGAGGAAATTTCGATATCTGTTAGAGCCTATACCCATGGATATGATTTATTCCATTTACATCGAGTTTTAATATGGCACTATTACACTCGTAGGGGTTCCACTAAACAGTGGGATGACGACCCGATATGGCACAAAAGAAATGAGTACAGTCATTATAAAAATAGGAAACTATTTGGTATGGAGAATGACGGTAAAGAAATTGATTTTGGTGATTTTGGTTTTGGTCCAAATAGAACTCTTGAACAATACGAAAGATATTCGGGTATCTCTTTTAAAAAAAGAGCGACACAAAGATATACATTAGATTACAACCACCCACCAAATCCATATATTGAAGACCAAATCGAATATGATAATTCATTTACTTCACATTTTAAACATTGTATAGATATTGGTTACCATGATGTACCTCATGACGACTACACGTTTTGGGCGGTGTCTTTTAATGATGAAAATGGTAATGAAATTTACAGACAAGACGCCTCACCTGAAGAAATTCGAATGATGAAAAGAGATGTGGACGGTTACTGTAAACTATGGAGAAGTTTTGAAACGGTAAGTAAACCCGCTAAATGGTATGTTTGGCCACATTCAGAAAAACATGGTTGGGGTAATAGACTAGAGGGTGTAATTTAATAAAATATATGGAAAAAATATTAGTTCATTTACCAGCATATAGGGAACCTGAGTTATTACCTACAATAAAAAGTGCGTTAGAAAACGCCCAGTTTCCCGAAAGAATTCACTTTGGTATTTGTCGACAATTTAACCCCGAGGATGGTTTTGATAATGTTGATGAGTATAGAGATGACCCACGATTTAAAATAAAAGACATTCATTATACCGAAGCAAAAGGTTTAGCGTATGCACGTTCTGTCATTAATGAAGAATTGTTAACCGATGAAGATTTTGTTTGTCAATTAGACTCTCATCATAGATTTTCTGAGAATTGGGATTCTAAATTGATTGGTTGGTATCACGAATTAAAGGAGGATGGACATAATCCACTTATTTGTGGTTATTTACCTTACTATGACCCGTTTAATGACCCTGAAAAAAGAGTTCACGAACCTTGGTTCTCAAGAGCTGAATGTTTTTACCCACATGGTACAATATTCATAAGACCTGCCGGTGTTCGTGGTGGTTGGCAAGACTTGACAAAACCATATCCCGCCAGATTCTTAAGTGGTCATTTTTGTTTTGGTCCTAATAAATGGGCTAAAGAAGTTAGGCACGACCCAAATATCTTTTTTGCTGGTGAAGAAATCAATCTTTCGGTTCGGAGTTTTACACATGGATACGATTTGTTTCACCCACATCAAGTTGTTATATGGCACGCAACCATGAGAGAAGAACGCGCTGGTAAATTGGTATGGGATGACCAACATAAACGGGGTGAAAGTATGTGGTGGAAAGGTAATGACGTTGCTCGTTCAAGAATTAGACAACTATTGTGCACTGAGGATAATGGTCACGATTTAGGACCATATGGGTTGGGAACTGATAGGACTATTCGTGACTATGAAAAATATGCGGGTATTCATTTCAAGAAAAGAGCGTTTCAAAAGTGGACAATTGACGATAAATTCCCACCTAATCCACAATTTGATACAGAGGAAGAGTGGGAGGAATCATTTATGAAATCATTTTACTATTTAGTTAATATTGATAGAAATGACCTACCTGAAAATGATTATGATTTTATATTGGTAGCGTATGATGATGAAAATGGGTTATCAATATTTAACAAGTACATTGATGGTCATAATTTACAAAAATTTTTAAATGGTGATGGACCAATTCACTACGAAGAAATGTTTTTGATTGAAAAAGAACCAAAAAGAGTCGTTTATTGGGCTCACTCACCTGAAAGAGGATGGGTAGAAAGAAAAGAAATAAATTTAAATAATTAAAAAAATGAGCAAATTTACAGAAGTATTAAAAGCATGTAGTAATTTTAAAAAAACAACATACTATTGGGACCACAATATTTTAACGCACGAGGAAAATAGTATTAGAAATTACCCCGCACCTTGGATTACAAAAACCGTAGAGTTATTGAAAATAATTGAAGGTAATGTTATCGTTGAAATTGGTTCAACAAGAAGAGAATTGACTCAGAGTTGTATTTCTTATCATAATAACTCAATGAAATTGGAAAGTAAAGACGCTCCCCCATGTTGTCAAGATGGTCATTCAACTTATTTTTGGGTTAGAGAAGGTTTTGAAGTACATACGGTTGATATCGACCAAATGTGTAAACAAGAAATTGAGAGTTCTTATGAACATCACATTAAAGAACCAATACCAAGTAATTTACATATGCACATTCCACATGATGGTATTGAGTTTTTGAAAAATTTCAATAAGAAAATTGATTTATTATTTTTAGATGGTTGGGATGTGGGTACTGATAATTTTGCTGAGAAACATTTAGAGGCGTTTATGGCCGCGAAAGATAAATTGGCTGACAATCATCTGATTTCAATTGATGACACCGATTTTGATACGGATTTAGGTGGAAAAGACAAATACCTTACACCATATCTATTAGAAAACGGATATATCAAAGTTCTATGGGGTAGACAAACTGTTTTTGTAAAAAATTCTGATTTAGAAAATAATAAAACGGGTCTTTTTTCTAAATTATTTGGTAATTAATGTCGTCAATCAAAAAAATAGAATTTTATTTAGATTTTCCTCAAGTTACGGGGGTTGACGGGTTTAGTGAATTCGACGCAGACGATATTAAAAATCCCGACATTACATACGATGGTGTAGAATATATGCATCAAATATGTCCCATAGAAATTCTTAGAAGTTTAATTAAAAAATATCCAGAAATTGAATTCATACCAATTAATACAAGATTAATAAACAAAGATTGTTGTTGCCCCGCATATGGTATTGCCACACCTGTCATAAAAAATCCAAAAACGGGAAAGTTTATGATAATATCGTATTGCGATAGGGGGTATTATATAACAAAGGGCGAATCGCCTTGGGGTTGGGATTTAGATAATTGTGTTGATGTGTTTCAACCTGTGGGCATTAATTTTGATGTCGTACATTATAAACCAATGATACCATTTGATTGTACCGATGAAGAGGGGTATAAAAAAAATTGTTTGGAATATGTCTACACACCGTGTACCATGTCAACATATTTTAAAAGTGGTATGATTGAAATTGAAAAGTTATACAATAGGGTCGATAGGAAAATACCCGAAAAATTGTTTTTAAGAGGTGGTAATGCCCCGTTTAGGGAATACTTGAGACATTTTGATGATAGGTTTAACATTTTTTATCCCGATAGGTTAACGGGTGATGAATTTATGATAGAACTTTCACAATATTCTATCATTATGGACGTAAACTCAGTGGTAGAAATATCAGGTCGTTTAATTGACGGTATGGGTTTGGGTTGTGCGGTTATAAGACCTGAATTAGCTATTCAATATCATAATAAATTGATTCCTAATTATCATTATGCTAAAGTTGATTGTGATGATTTGTCTGATTTTCCCAGATTAGCGAACGCTTATATTGAAAAATTTGAAGAATTAAAAAACAAACCGAAATTGGTAGAATTTATTGGTCAAAATGGTAGAAAATGGTATGAGGAAAATTCAAGATTAGATTCTTATTCAAAACTATTTGTTGATGAATTAATAAACTTAGATAAACTTTTATAGTGAATTATAAAAAATATGAAAAAATATGGGTAATCGGTGATTCGCATTCAAACACTTTTCATATTGGTCACCCAAAAATAGGGACACTAAACGTTGGACCAATAACCATGCATAGAGTTGGTAGAGATGGTTTAGAAGAAAACTTTGATAACTATTACATTCCGAGAGGTGAAGTTTCAAGAGAAGGTTTGTGGGTGTTGGCGTTTGGTGAAATAGATTGTCGATGTCATTTATGGAATCAGATTAATGTGAACGGTAGAAATGAAGATGAAGTAATAAACACATTAGTTTCAAACTATTTTGAATCAATTAAAAACGCAAATTATCATGAAATTGCAATAATGAGTGTCGTTCCCACAATAAGGTATCTCACAGGTAATTATGACCATAGTCGATTCCAAGAACAATACCCTGTAATTGGATTAGACAGTGATAGATTACGTTACGTTCAAAAAATAAATGATTTATTAAAAGAAAAATGTAAAGAAAATAACTACCCATACATTGATGTACATTCATTATACTGTGATAACGAAGGTTACATGGTAAAAGAATGGTCAGATGGTGAAGTACATATAACTGATAGAGATAGACTATTTGATTTTTTTGAAAAAATGGGATTACTATAATTAAAGATAAAGAAAAAATGATTGAGCAATTAAAATTATACGACGTTAAGTCACCCAAAGTTAGATTGGGAAATGAATGGGATGGTGGTTATGTTGCTCCCCAAATAATATTAGATTCAAGTGCAGCATTATTCTCTTATGGAGTTGGTTCTGATATTTCATTTGAAATTGATTACGTAAGAAAAACTAATAAACCTTCATTCTCATATGACCACACAGTGGAAGGTGCGGGTATTCCTCATGATTTACAACACCTAATGGTGTTTAAAAAAGAGGGTTTGTCTTACCAAAAAGAAACCGATTTAGATACATTCTTTGCTCACTATGAACAGAGTGGCATTAAAGAACAAGTTTTTTTAAAAATGGATATTGAGGGTGCAGAATTCCCCTTCTTTTTAAATTCTGATATAAAAAGATTATCAGAAATCGTAACGGGAATTGTTGTGGAGTTTCACCCAATTGACAACCCAAGATTACTACAAGAGTATTTTGACGTACTTAAAAAAATTAACGAATATTTTTATCATTGTCATATTCATTGTAACAATTATGCGGGTTCATCTCCATACTCAGAATATGGACTTGATATTACTTTACCACACATATTGGAAATGACGTTCATAAATAAAACACTGGTCGCGAATAATAAGTCGACTCTAAGTAGATTTTTAGACACTTTTAAAAGTGGTAAAAAAGTTGATTTAGATATGAACAATTACCCAAATCCCGAATATGATAGAAAAAACGATTTAAATAGACCCGAACATTCTTTAGATTTTATAAAATTAATAAACAAACTATAACATGATTTACATTTCACTTACAACAGTACCTAAAAGAATAAATCTTTGGGATTCATTTAAAGAAAATCTGACCTCTCTTTTGAATCAGAAGACAGATAAAGATTACAAAGTATTGTTAAATATACCATACAAGTATAAAAATAATAACGATGAAGAATACATCATCTCAAATGACTTAATTGATTTTGTAAATAAAAATTCTAAATTAATAATTAATCGCGTTGAGAAAGATTATGGTCCCGTGGTTAAAATTACAGGAGCGTTACTCTATATCACAAATCCCGACGACATAATGATTGTTTGTGATGATGACCATGTTTACCACGAAGACATGTTAGAATACCATTTAAAAAAGATGTCTCAATACCCTGAAGCTATGATTTGTTTCAGGGGTGATAATTGTATTGAAAAAAGAGAGTGGTTAGACAGTGATGGTATTGTTAAATATACCTTAAGTCCTACACATTTTTATTTCCCAATAAAATACGATGGTCAAGTTATTCAACCCGGTCATTGGCATTCGGTATCTTATCTAAGAAATTACTTTAGTGATGATTTTATGGATGAATCATTTTTATCCATGGCAACAAATGATGATGTATTAACAGGTTATTATTTTAGATTAAGGGAAAGACCATATATTGTTGCAACTTGGGAAAATGAGACGGACTGGAGGTCTGTAAACAATAATGGAAGAGGTTCACATTCTTTCCCAATCGTAAGACAGATATTATTTCCTGATTCGGGATTTAATGAGTTTAGAGCTCAATGCGGTCACCATATGGGTTATATGCATGATAGAATTTTTGATGAATTTACCCAAAATAACAATAAAATTTACACTCAAAAATAAATTATGTCAATTCTGAATACAATTAAAAATTTAATTATGAAACATAAGAGAAGAGTTATCGTAACATTAACAACAATCCCATCAAGACTTTCGGCGGAATATGATACAGGGATAAAAAGTAATATTAAATCATTAATAGAACAAGAATATAATGGTGAATATGAAATACATTTAAACGTACCGTCTGTAAGTAAATTAACCGGTGAACCTTACGTTATACCAGAATGGATGAAAGAGTTGTCACAACAACATCCTAAATTTAAAATTTTTGAAGGTTTAGATGATTTAGGTACTATGACAAAGTTAGTTCCCACCTTAAAAAGAGTTACCGAAAGAGACGCTATTTTGATTGTATGTGATGATGATTTAGTTTATCACCCCAAGATGGTTGAAGAACAAGTTAAAAATCAAGAAACCTATACTGACACCGCTTGTGGATATGATGGAAGTAGATGTGAGAACCCGAGTGATTTTGATGATGTTAGAAACACTTTTGTTGTTTCCGTTTATAAAGACGTGTATGTAAAATTTTTACAACACTATAAAACAATTTCTTATCAAAGATATTTTTTCCAAGATGATTTATATAAGGAGTTTATGGACGTATCATGGAATGATGACGTATCATTTTCTGCATACATGGGTAAACATGGATTTAAGAAATTGGTTAGATTTTACAGTGACGAAGAACCACTTATCACCATTGAACAATGGAGAGAAAAAGGTGGTGTCACCACATTTCCAGTAATCAGACATACAACACACGAAGGTATCGAGGGTTGTAACATACACAGGAATCAAAATATTGACGACAACCACATGAGATTTATTCAATTAGGTTGGATGTAAAAAAACATTATGAAAAAAATATGGTACGCACCTAATAAGTTTGAGTCATATGGTGAGGAGGAAATACAAGCGGTTGTTAATTGTTTAAGAGATGGTTGGATTGCCGGATTTGGACCTAAAACGATTGAATTTGAAGAAAGAATTAGTCGTTTTTTTGGTAAAAAATTCGGTGTTTTTGTGAACAGCGGTTCGTCCGCCTGTTTATTATCATTAGCTTGTTTACAATTAAACAAGGGAACTAAGGTGATTACACCCTCTTGTACATTTTCAACAACTTTAGCACCTATAATTCAATTAGGTTTAATACCTGTATTTTGTGATGTTGGTATAAACTCTTATGTACCAACTGTAAGTGAAATAATTTCTTTGGTTGATAATGAAGTTAAAGTCATTATGCTACCAAATCTTATTGGTAACAAACCCAATTGGAAATTATTAAAAGAATGTTTAATCGAAATTGGTAGAGGGGATATTATTTTAATTGAGGATTCTGCTGACACTATAACTCACACATTAGAATCGGACATCTCAACAACAAGTTTTTACGCTAGTCATGTGATTACAGCTGGTGGTTCGGGGGGTATGGTTATGTTCAATGACACCAAATTAAGAGACGTATGCTTACAATACAGAGATTGGGGAAGGTTAGGAGATAATTCTGAAATAATGTCTGACAGATTTAACCATTCTGTTGACGGAATTCCTTACGACCACAAATTCTTGTATTCGGTGTTGGGTTATAATTTTAAAAGTTCGGAAATGAATGCGGCATTTGGTTTAGTACAATTAGATAGATTTAAAAATTTTGAACAAATAAGACGAAATAATATAGAAAGATACATTAATAATTTAAGAGGTGTTGGTGACATTATTTTACCCGATGATTCAATAAAACCCAATTGGTTGGCTATCCCACTACAAAGTGAGTACAGGTACGATTTACTTCATTTCTTAGAGGAAAATAATATACAAACAAGAGTAACTTTTGCTGGTAATGTTACAAGACATCCAGCGTATAGAAATTATTTAAAGTCATTTAAAAACTCAGACATGATTATGAGAAATGGGTTTTTACTTGGTGCACACCATGGGATGAATATTGATGATGTTGATTACGTGACAGATAAAATTATAAAATTTTTTAATTAATGAAGGTAGTTTACATAACAGGTTGTTTAGGTTTTATTGGTTCTCATATTACAAGAGAATGTCTGAATTTAGGGTGGTATGTTATGGGTGTTGATAAAATGACATATGCATCAAATAAAGAATTATTAAAAGAATTTAATGAATATAAAAATTTCACATTTGTTAAAAGTGATATTAATGATTTAAAATTTTTATATGATTGTGACTATGTGATTAATACCGCAGCAGAAACCCACGTTGGTAATTCAATATCAAATAGTAATGAATTTGTCTCAAGTAATATTAATGGTGTCCATAATTTATTGGAATTAATTAGAACATATCGTTTAGAAACGTCAAAGACACCTGTTTTATTACATTTTAGTACCGATGAGGTATATGGTGATATACTTAATGGTGAACACAATGAAGATGATATCTTAAAACCAAGTAATCCTTATTCTGCAACCAAATCAGCCGCAGACCAATTAATAGTTGCGTGGGGTAGGACGTATAACTTACCATATGTAATTATTCGACCAACAAACAATTATGGTGTTGGTCAATACGTTGAAAAACTTATACCAAAAACTTGCAAATATCTAATATTAGGTAGAAAAATACCTTTACATAACAATGGTTTCCCAATTAGAAATTGGTTACACGCTGAAGATACTGCAAGGGCCGTAATAACAATAATAAATTCAAATAGAGTAAATGAGATTTTTAATATCTCATCAAATTACGAACAGACAAATTACGAAACCGTGAGTAAAATAGTGAAAATTTACCATGGTAAAGACGACCCAAATGATTTTATTGATTTAACATATTCCAGACCCGGTATGGATATGAGATATTCATTAAACGATTCTAAAATGAGGTCATTAGGTTGGACACCATTGAAAAATTTTGATGATGAAATAATAAAAATAGTAGAATATTATAAAAATAAATTTATATGGTAGAGCTAAAGAAACGAATAGTTGAAATCGCCTATAAACATAAATTAGGTCATCTTGGTAGTTATTTCTCAGCACTAGAAATAATTGATAGTATCTATCAAAAAATGAATAAAGATGATATATTCATCTTATCATCAGGCCATGCCGCATTAGCATTATACGTTTGCTTGGAAAAATATAGAGGACAAGATGCTGAAGCATTATTTTTAAAACATGGTGGACACCCACATTGGGATGAAGAAGCGGGTATATGTTGCTCAACAGGTAGTTTGGGTTTAGGTATTACTATTGCCCTAGGAAGAGCAATTGCTAATCTAAATAGAAAAGTATATGTGTTATTAAGTGATGGTGAGTGTGCTGAAGGTAGTGTTTGGGAATCTCTTAAAACCATAGTTGAACAAAACATTACAAACATTGAGGTACATGTTAACGTAAATGGATATGCAGCTTATAGAGAAGTAGACGTTGAATATTTGACAAATAGATTAAAATCATTTCTATCTAATATTAATATCCATTACACTACAGTAGAACATTTTTCATTTCTTAAAGGATTAAATGCTCACTACCATATAATGAAAGAAAATGATTACCAAACAGCATTAGAACAATTATTATGAGACGAGAATTTGCTAAATTATTGCTTAATGAAATGAAATCTAATCCTGATATTTATCTTATTACAGGTGATTTAGGTTATGGTTTATGGGATGACATTATGAATATATTTCCTGATAGATTTTTTAATGTGGGGTCATCTGAAATGGCTATGATGGGCATAGCTATTGGACTAGCGATGGAAAATAAAATACCATTTGTATATTCAATTACACCGTTTGCTATTTATAGACCATTTGAAATGATTAGAAATTACGTTAATCATGAAAATATTCCTGTAAAGATATTAGGTGGTGGTAGAAATGAAGATTATGGTTATTTAGGATTCTCACATTGGGCTAGTGAAGATTTAGCTGCTCTAAGCATATTTGAAAATCTTAAATTATTTAAACCACATACTCAGGATGAATTAGAAAATGATTTTAATTTTGCTGTTAATAATAATTCTCCTGTTTATATTAATTTAAAAAAATGAGAATACTAATTACAGGAGCAAATGGATACATAGGTAAATCATTGTTTGAAAGTTTAAAAAATCAATTTAATGTTGTTGGGATATCGAGAAAAGATTTTGATTTAACCGACTCTTTTGAAACTTTGAAATTTTTTTCAGACAAATATTTCGATGTTGTTTTACATTGCGCAGTAATTGGAGGAAGTAGACTAAAAAAAGATGATTTTCAAATAATGGATGAGAATTTGAAGATGTATTTTAATCTTTTAGGTTGTAAAAATCGGTTTGATAGATTTATTAATTTGGGTTCGGGTGCAGAAATTTTCAATAGTGAGTCACCATATGGTTTAAGTAAAAAAGTTATCCATAATTCCATTTTAGAAAAAGATAATTTTTTTAATATAAGATTGTTTGCAGTTTTTGATGAAAACGAGATTGACACAAGATTTATAAAGTCGAATATAGTAAGATACATCAAGGAGGAACCATTTGTTTTATATGAAAATAAAGAAATGGATTTTTTTTATATGGAAGACTTTACAAGGTTGGTAAAATATTTTATCTTTAGTGATAAAGATATTCTACCAAAAATTCATGAATGTACTTACAATAAAACCTTTAAAACTATAGAAATTCTACAGATGATAAATAATTTAGGTGAGTTCAAATCACCAACCCTTAACGACTCTATAATAGGTAAAAAATATTGCGGAAATTTTATTGATTTAGGAATTGAGTATGTTGGATTAGAACAAGGAATAAAAAACACGTATAACAGATTACGAAACAAATGAAATAAATAAAGAGTTGGTGATGAATCAAGAGATTAATAAAAATTTAACTATTGTTACTGGTTTATGGAATATTGGTAGACCGGGGAGGGATTTTACACATTATATTGAACACTTCAAAATGTTCTTAGATATTCCACAAAATTTATTCATTTATATACCAGCGGAATATGAATATTTGGTTTGGGAAAAACGAAGTAGAGAGAATACATATGTACGAATAACCGAATTGGAAGATATAAAAAGATTATACGACCCTTTTTGGAATAAAACTCAAGAAATAAGGACATGTCCTGATTGGTTAAATCAAGCTGGTTGGTTATCGGGTTCACCACAAGCAGTTTTGGAATACTATAACCCAATAGTTCAATCTAAAATGTTTATGTTAAATGACGCGTCAATTTGGAATCCATTTGACACTGAGTATTTCTTTTGGTTAGATGCGGGAATTACAAATACTGTGCCTCACACACATATAACTGAAAATAACATCTTAAATAAATTACCTGAATATGGTAATCCATTTTTATTTTTAAGTTATCCATATCAAGCCGAAAATGAAATTCATGGTTTCACTTTTACTGAAATGAATAAGATTGCACGAACGAAGGTAGAATATGTTTGTCGAGGTGGTTTGTTCGGTGGACACAAACAACAAATACACGAAGCAAATGCAACATATTATTCAATCTTGACTAACACATTGAATACGGGTTACATGGGAACAGAGGAAAGTGTCTTTACTTTGATGTCATACAATGAACCTCACTTGTACAAAAGATTTGAATTAGATGGTAATGGTTTGATTGTGAAATTTACCCAAGCGATTATTGATAAAAAAGTAGATATCGTTGCACCTAAAATAACCCAATCCCAAAAATTTATTAAGTACACAGATAGGGATGTTGAAAAGGTTAAAACAAATTTATACGTCTTAACATTTAATTTCGCTGAGCAGGTTTTACACACCATTACATCAATGGAAAAAACGCCCGATTGGTTAAATAGACCGCATTTAGTTTTACTCGATAATTCAACAACCCAAGAATCTCGAGATAAAAATAGGGAAATCGCTGAAAGTTTTAAATTTGAATATGTTAGTTTAGGGGGTAACACCGGTATTTGTGGAGGTAGACAAGCGGCGTCAGAACATTTTCATAATTCTGATGCTGATTTTATGTTCTTTTTTGAAGACGATATGACCGTTAATCCTCCTGAAATTGAAGGTCAATTTTGTAGAAACGGATTTAGAAAATACATCCCCAATCTTTACAATTTGGTTCACAGAATAATGTTAAAAGAACAATTTGATTTTCTTAAATTGTCATTTACTGAAGTATATTTTGATAACGACAAACAATGTTCTTGGTACAATGTGCCACAAACAATTAGAACAAGAGATTGGCCCAACTATGATAAATTACCTGTGACAGGTTTAGACCCAAATGTACCATTAACTAATTTTAAGAATATTAAAAGTATGGATGGATTATCTTATATCGACGGTGAAATTTATTATGCAAATTGGCCAATGATTGTTAGTAAAGAAGGTAATTATAAAATGTTCATAGAAACAAAATGGGCACATCCATTTGAACAAACGTGGATGTCATATATGTATCAATTAACAAAAGAAAATAAACTAAGACCTGCGGTATTATTAGCGTCACCGATTTGGCATGATAGAATTAAACACTATCAACCCGACGAAAGAAGAGAAAATTAAATTTTATGAAAATTGGAGTCATTGGTATTGGTGTTGTGGGTCAAGCAATTAAAGATGGGTTTGAATATATTGGACACGAAGTATCTATTTACGATATAAAAATGCCTGAGACAAAAATAGAGGATGTTTTAGGTTGTGAAATCGTATACTTAACGGTTAGTACGATAATTGGTTTAAATGAAGAATGTGATTTATCCGCGGTAAGCAGTGTGGTGAGTCAATTAGATGAATTAAACTATAACGGTTTAATTGCAATAAAAAGCACGGTAGAACCTGGAACAACTAATAAATTAAAATTAGTTTATCCAAATTGTAGATTTGTTTTTGTACCGGAATTTTTAAAAGAAAGATGCGCATATAATGATTTTGTATTTAATAATAACATACTTGTAGTTGGGACTGAAAATGATATCGATTATAACTTAATTGTTGAAAGTCATGGTAATTTACCTATTCATAGGGTAAAAATGAAAATTGTTGAAGCTGAATTAATGAAGTATTTTTCAAACACTTATAAAGCAACAAAAATTACATTTGCGAATTCATTCCACAAAGTTTGTCAACATTTTGGAGCTAATTATGGCGCGATTAAAGATGCGTTTTTATTTCACGGAGTGGGTGAAAGTCATTATTTGAACGTAAATGAAGAGTTTGGTGGATACGCGGGCCCTTGTTTACCTAAGGACACCAAAGCTATGAAAGTTCTTTGTAAAAAATATAATATCGATGTTGACATTTTCAAATTTATTGATGAGGAAAATGATAAATTTATAAAAAAGGTCCCAAAAGGGATGAGAAAATAAGTGAGAATTTTAGTCACAGGAGCCGCTGGATTTTTAGGTTCACATTTATGTGATTCTCTTTTAAGTAATGGACATCAAGTTATTGGTGTTGATAATTTTTTCAGAGGTAAAAAATCAAATTTACCGATTCATGATAATTTTAGGTTTTACGAAATTGATTTAAGGAATTTAAGTCAAACAAAGATTATGATGAATACCGAGTATCCTGAAATTGTTGTACACTATGCAGCAATCAACGGAACAAAGTATTTTTATGACATACCGTACAAAGTTTGTAATGATAATATTCTTTTAACACAAAACATTTTAGAATCCTGTGGAAAGTCAGTTAGAAAAGTTGTTTATGCGTCGTCTTCTGAAGTATATGGTCCCGAACCTAAAGTCCCAACAAAAGAAACTGAATATATAATTTTAGATTCATTATCCGATAGAGATTCTTATGCGTCATCAAAAGCAATAGGTGAGTATTTGGTTAGATTATGGGCTAGGGAAAATCAAAAAAATTATCTAATCGTTAGACCATTCAATACCTATGGACCAAGAATGGCAACAAACGGTTACGGACAAGTTATACCTGAATTTATAGAAAGAATTAAATCGAGCGAACAATTTTACTTGTTTGGTGATGGTAAACAAACTCGTTCTTTTTGTTATGTTACAAACCATACCGACATAATGAATCAATTGATTGAAAATGTTAATGATAAAATTTTAAATATTGGTTTTGACGAAGAGGTGACAATAAATGAATTATCAAAAGTAATTCACGAAATCATGGGTATTGAGTTCAACGTTATCTATAAAGAAGGTTGGAAGAACGATACTAAATGGAGAAAACCTGATTTAGATGAATTAAAAAATTGTACAAATTATAATAATTTTATACAATTAAAAGATGGTATTAAAAAAATGTTAGATTATCCGAATATTTAATATAAACCCCGACTAATAGTCATAAGTATTTTAATACACCTATATGGACCCCGATAGTGATACACAAACTGAAACACAAGGAGACAAGATTGACCCTTTATCGAGATACATCTCTAATGTTAGCGATGTTCTTTCTCCCATTTGGGTACGACGCTTCATTCAAGTTGTTGATGGAGGTCACTGGCTCGTATTGGGTTGCAGATATAATTTTTTACTTTATTTCAGGATGTTTTTGGTTATCGTATATATTTTTTACTCGAACATTATCTTCTAAAAAGGATAATTGACATCTTTCAGTTTTGATTCTAATAATCTAAAACATTCATAAAAACCCTCTACTTCAATCAATTCTCTATTTGATTGAGAGTCTTGACAAGGAAAAAATATCTTGCCATCATTTAATGACAAACTATAAACCCAATTATTCCTTGTCATCATTTCTACAGTAAGATAGATACCGTTTTTATCAAAAAATTTGTACAATTTCTTAATGTCGTAATATCGAAGAACCGATAAGCATGGTAAACCAACGTTAGGAAACATCATTTTAGAAAAGATGTTTAACGCTCTCGGATATAAATATTTAATGGTATACCAATCCATCATATCAGTAATTATTTGAAATAAGATATTAATTCAATTTTTTTTTTCAATGATAAATTACCATACCAACAATATTTATTAATATGGATTTTTTAAGTGACAAAAAAAAAGATAAAATTAGTGAGTTTGTTAAGTTTGTTAAAATCGAACTAAACTTAGAGAAGTGCCCTGTTGTTATTTTACAAAATGGTAGAGGTGAACTAAAAACCACAGCGAGTTACAATTATTTAAAGGACCCAAAAATAATTCGAGTTAATGTTAAAAATAGAGCTTTGGTTGACGTGTTAAGAAGTATCGCTCACGAAATGATTCACCATAAACAATATGAACAAGGTAGACTAAAAGTACAACCACCTGACATAGGGGGTGAAATTGAAGATGAAGCCAATTCTAAAGCTGGACAATACATAAAGATGTTTTCCAAGAAAGATAATACAATATATGATGAGTAAATTATCTTAAAAAGGTTAAAATTACTTTCACAGTAACCGCCCTTTCTCTTGTCCCATCTGAAAGATATAAATCCGTAATTATTTCAGGGCTCATTAAAATTAATTCATTTGGTGGTGCAACCCCAACATTATTCGTTTTAAAAGTGTAATCGGTTTTTAAACCAAGAGTATGGTCTAAAATTGACATCCTTGTGTAGTTTGTGTACAAACCATTTGATGGGTAAGTAACCCAAAATGGTTCATGAGAGGGTTTTTGACCTCCTGGTTGAAACGACCAATCACAATACAAATTATATCCATCAAACTCCCACATCGTTTTATTCTTAATAAACCTACGTGACAACGCGGTGTTTTTATAATTTTGTGACATTAAAGTCCCTCCACTAATAAAACTTTGTTGATTAAACGAATTGATACAAATGGTGTCGTTTTTTATAAGCTCAACTTGACTTTGGGAACTTATTACAACAACATCATAATCAACAAAAGTCCATTTACCACCACCCATGTACAAAATTGGTTCACTTACTTCTTCATATTTCTGACAACTTGTAAGTAATAGTAAAATAAAAACATAAAATAAATTTTTCATGATATTTAAAATTTCAGCTAAAATAGGTATATTTTTATACTATACAATAAATTTTTAAAGATTTTTTTTACTATTTATAAGGATATGAAGATTATAATCTCAGAAAAACAATATAAAAAAATTGTAGATAGTGCTCAATTAGATGAGCAAGGTAATGACCCATCCGCGGCACAACCGTCCAGTGGTGTTGGTAGTTCAGGTAGCAAACAAGGTTATCCTGAGGTTGGAAAATGGGAAAGCGGTGTAACTAGAGGGCCTGGCAATCAAATTGGTGTGACCAAATGGTCGGACGTGGTTGGTTCAGTTTTAAAAAGAGGTCATGGAAATCCACTCAAATAAATGATATTTATATGATATTTATTATATAGAAACACAAAAAAATGGATTTTACTGTTAGTAAAGATAGAAGATATGTACAACTAGAAACTATGGTTGTAGATTTAGAAACGGGAATAAAATTTGATTTAAATCACGCCCACCCATCCGTTGTTTGTGAAATGTTCAAAAATCAGTTTACACACAGTTACAAATATAAATTAATGGAATCTACTGATTTGTTTTCAAAGATGAAACAATTAATATACCCACTAATCACACACGATAGAGGTATTGTTTCGGAATATGAAATAAGATTTGGTATGCATCTCATTTATGAATCAACCGAAGAATTTAGTCTGACTACATATAGAACAATTGAGGAATCTTGGGATTTTGTCAAAACAAAAATGTTAGAAGTATTCCCTGTCACACCTTCAGAATTGTTGGAAGGATGGTTGGATGATACGTGGGGAAAAGTCAAACAAGGGGCTTCATATGTTTGGGATAAAGTCAAACAAGCTGGTTCTTGGATTTTAAATAAAGGACTTCCTTGGTTTTTTGAAAAACTCGAAGCATTTTTATTGAATCCCGTAACCATTGGTATTGAAGTTGCATTAATGGCAATAGGTGTGGGTAAAATCGCGGGAGCAATCTTATGGGGCGCTCTTGGAATATGGAAAATATATCAACTGTTCACAGGTAAAATTGAAAATAGCATATGGTCTTATCTTGATATTGGTGTTTGTCTTCTTGGTTTACTTTTAACAGGTGGCGCTGCAAAGGCCTTAGGTGGTGCAATAAAAGCAACAGGTAGAAGTATTGCTAAATTAGCAAAATTACCTGGTATCAAACAATTATTACAACTTTTAGGAAAGGGTGTTAGTTTCATTAGTAATATGATTTTAAAACCAATTGAATGGTTGGCAAAAACTTTGGGTGGTTCTAAGGTAACAGAAATGATAAACATCGCTAAGAATAAAATTGGTGAGGTTGTTAAAAAACTACAAAATGCCTTTAGTAAAGCTGCAGAGGGGCCAGGTCTTGGTAAAACAATAGTTCAAGGTGTTAAAACTGATGTTGTTAATCCATTAAAAACCGCACTAAAAACTAAAACCGCAGCGGAATTAGAGAGGGCAGCATTTAAAGGTGCTAAAACAGGTACCGCATTTGCTCTTGGTATGAAAGGTGTGGAGAAATATGCGGAAAGTAAGGCTAAAGAAGATGAAAATAAATTAAAACAAGAGAAAGCAAAAGCTGACCAAGCAATTGCCCAATACGCAAGTAATGACGAAACCTTAAAACAGGCGGCACAAACCGATATGCAGGCTTTAATCAATAAATTTAAACAAATGGATAATCAATAAATTAAAAATAAAAAAATGGAAAACAAAGACGCAATCCTAATAAGAAAGTATCTGACTCTAATGGAGTCAATTGATAATAAAGTTAAATCAAAAACAGAAGAACCTCTTAATGAACAGTTAAGAATGTTCCAAGATTTGGTAAAAACCTTAGCAAGAACAGTTGAAGTGGAAAAAGCGTTATGGCAAACACTTAAAACTGAAATTCCAGCAATTGGAAATAAATTTAAAAGTGCCGCAGAATTTAAAGCAGCCGCTGAGGCTGGTAAAATTACCTCTGTTGAGTCTGCAGAAATTGTAAAATATGCAATCAAGAATGTTCCTGAAGTTGCAATTAAAATGAAAGGACTTTTAAGAACTCAACCTGAATTTAAGGAAATTGCAAAACAAGTATTTCCAAAAGGAACACAAATGGCTGCAGATGCGTCTAAACTAAAGTTAGCACAAGAAACAATGGCTAAATTTGGTATTGAGGGTAAAGAAGCTGAGGCTATGTTGAAAAAAGCAGCACAAGATGCGGGTGGTTCTACTAAAGTTACCGCGAAAGCTGTAGACAAGGCAGTCGCAAAAAGGGCTGGTGATACCACCAAAAAAGCCACAGGAGCGGGTAAAGATGCTGCTAAGACGGCTGAGGAAGCTTCTAAAATCTCAAAAGGTAAAGAAGTTATGATTGCTGGTGGTGGTAAAAAATACCACGAGTGGTTGAAAAAAATGTGGGAAAAATTCGGTAAGAAAAAAACTGTTATCGAAGATGGTATTAAAAAAGTTACCGTTACTAAAAAATTATTACAATGGGCATTATTGGCCGGTGGTGCATACTTCATTTACTCTTTATTAACCGATTCAGACGGAAGTGACGTTGTTGTTGTTGATGAGGAGGGTAAAAAAGTTGACCCAAATTTAATCGATGGAATGGCAGAATGTTTAAGAAACCTTATTGATAATGGTTCTGCACAAATTGAAGAATCATCTGACGGTTCCCCAATAGTTTATGTTAAAAACACAGGTAACTCAGAATACGATAGTTTAGGTGGGTTAAATTTCTACATGAATGGTAGAGTTATTAGTGATGATGCATCTAAAAGAGGTAATTGGAAATGTAAACAAGGTAAAATTCAAACAATTCCTGAATCATTTGTAATTAATGAACAATCCGAAACCGAAATGACAAACGACGTTGAGACAATGATTGATTTGTTAGACTTTCCGGTTTCGGGTGGTGACTTGGTACAGGCAAGAACATTATTGGCAAAATATGCAAAAAGTCCAAAAGGAAAAGATTTCTTACAATTATATAAAGACTCAGGATTAGGAAGTGGTTCGTTAAAAAAATCATTAGATTACATCGCAACATTCCAAGCAAGTTCAGTTTTATCTAAAAATAAAATGTATGAACTTATTAAACAAATCGAATCTGGTAAAACAGGTGGTGGTGAAAATCAAGGAGGTAATCAAACCGCAGATTTATCTGGTATTGAAATTACATGGGATGGTGAAAAGAAAAAAGAAGAAGGTGGAGGCGGTGACGGTGATAAACCAATACCAGTGCCTCAACCAATAAAATATTATCAATGTGATGCGTTCCCATTCAGATTTGGTTGTAAGAATGAAAAAATTAGAGAAGTACAAAGATGTTTAGGGATGGAATCGAAATACCAAACGGGTAATTTTGGGCCATTAACTTTATCTCAAATGAGAAATAAATTTGGTATGGATGTTATTGATGAAATCACATATAATGGAATTATCAGTAAATGTAAAAAAGTATCACAAACAGGTACCACGGTTAATACAGGAACTACAATTGCTAGTACTGGAACAACCGTAACACCACCTGTACAGGGTGGTGGAACTGTTTCACCAAAACCAACATCAGGTGGAGACACAACTGTTAAACCTGAAGCCTCTTTAAATAGAAGAACTTGTAAAAATTTGTTTGACACAATTAACGATAGAGACCAATCCGCGGGTAAAGCAACTGCTACGGATAAAGAAAAACAACAACTTAAATTCTGTATGCAACAGTACAACTTTGGTGTTGGAAGTGGTGTAACTAGAATGAAGAGAAGATATGGACTAACATCTTCAGGTGGAGACAGAGGAATAAGATAAAAATATAGACAATGGAATTAAGGAAATACATTAAAGAAACTCTACTCGAAGAAAGAGAAAGAAAGTTGTACGAATCTTATGATGAATTAAATGACATCAGAGATAAGGAGTATTTTCTTGAAAGATACTTTGTTATAACCTCTGGTCTTTTAAATGAAGGATATTCCTTTGAAGAAGTTGAGTCTGTACTTAATGAAGTTGAAAATCCATTATCGGGTCTTGACTTAACTGGTGATGATTTATTAAGTGCGGGTGGTTCGCAATTGAAAGAGTACGCAATCAATCTATTATTAACATTTATTTTTGGTGGTAAGAATCAAGGAATGATTACAACCATCTCAGTGGTTTTTGCTGATTATGATGTTAGAGACATACTTAAACCTTTTAAAGATGAACCGAATTGTATGTCTCATATGCCAAAAATGGTTGATGGGGTATTAGAAGCTTTATCAAGATATGTGGCAGGTTCTGCTGTTGGTGTAGATAGGAATAATTACGGATTAAATTTAGGAGGTTTATCTTCAGGTTTTGCTGGAAATATATTTGGTGAAGTAATAAAAGATTCTAATATAGGTGAAACCATATCAGACAAAATATGTAAATTTATTCACTAATGGAATTCACTAAAAAACAAATAATAGAAAATAAAAAAGTATTAAAAGAAGATACATTAGAAAATATTCTAATGGTAGCGGGATTTGTACCTGTAATTGGTGAAATCGCTGACATTATATTGATTATTAGATATATCTATAAAAAAGAATATCTATACGCAGCATTGATGTTAGTCGCGCTTATACCTACAGTGGGTGACTTTATAGTTAAACCATTTATTCGAGTATTAAAGAGCGCAGGTATTGCTGGTAAAACAGCTCTTAGGAGTAGTGATGATTTAGCTAAATACTTGATGCAAAATCCAAGTGCGAAAGAACAATTCTTAAAGATGTCAAAACACTTTGACGATGCTGGTGTAAAACAAACAATAAATTCAGTATCAAATATAAACAAGGGTTGGGGTCAAAAAATGACTGATGGTCTTAGTTCTCTAAAAACCACAGCATCTAAATTAAGACCTGTACAAATGACTCAAAGAATTGGTAAAGAGATTGCAACACAACCTTCGGCTGGTTATCTTAAAATGATGTCAGGTAGAGGACCTGTGGCAACAGGTATGAAAGCATTCTTTAGAGAAGAAAAATTAGCTCAGTATATTGCGAAAAAAGGTATGGAACCTAGCAATTGGTTGAGTAAATGGTGGAATATAACAAGAGCAGGAAGACAATCAAGAAAAGACATGTTTAGGTCAATTGTCATATCAAGTCAAGTTGCAAAAATGTTTGGCTTACCCAATTTAAGTATGAACCAACTCGATAGAGCGATGCTTGATGATAGATTTAAAAATGCTTTAGCTAATGACCCAACAGTTAGTCAATACATTGCACAAAACACGACTCCCGATGATTTAAGTCAAATTGAAGGTGATTCAAACACAAATCAAGGAGGGGAATCTGTGAACCCCTTAGCTGGAATTTTAGGTATAGGTTTATTAAAAACTTTAGCAAAAAAATACGTCTAAATTAAGATTACAAGATATTTATAATTAGAATCAAATGGTTTGGTCGCCATGAGATGATAATTAGACTAAAAACGAAAGGAGGTATTCCACATCTCGGCAAAGGGGTCTGAATTGACCTCTTTGTTCGTTATATACCTCTCAAAGACAATATCGAGGACAAAGTGTCCTTAAAACAAAAAACCCACCAATTGGTGGGTTTATTATTTAATTAGTAACACCTCCATACTTTTCCCATTATCTCCATATTTATAATAAAGTAATAAAATGGGAAAATGTATTTGTTCAAGCTGTGGGATTGAATTTGAAAAATCAAATTCTGAATTAAATCGTAATAAAAAATTAAATAGACCTAATTTTTGTTCAAGAAATTGTGTTGGTATTAACAATACTAAAAATTTATTAAACGTTAAAAATCGATACGATATACAAAGACACTCAAATAATAGAGGTGGGGAATATTCAAAATTCAAATATCATTTTAGAAATATTAAAAAAAGAAATCAAATTATTGATTTAACTATTGAAGATTTGTCTAATCAATGGGTTTTACAAAATGGAATTTGTCCATTCAGTGGTATAAAATTAGAGTTGTCATCATATACCAAAATAAAAAAGAATCCAATATATTCTGCGTCTTTAGATAGGATAGATAATAAATTAGGTTATGTTAAAGGAAATGTTAGATGGGTTTCAAGGGCAATTAATTGGATGAAAAATGAAATGGATGATGCGTATATTCATGAATTAATTAGTATTTTAATTAAAAATAAAAGGGAACCCTTTTGAGGTTCCCTTTAATGTGGAGGTGGCGGGTTTCGACAATTATTGGACTATATCATCATCTCAACGAGATGTCGGACGCTAATGTGGTATTACGATAGAAGCGTCTATCACCCACTAGTCTCTGCACCTTCCTGTTCCTATCAGGCTTGGCTCAGGATTATCTAAAAGACTTCCCCTGAGTTCATCCGATTTTCGACATATCTCACGATATGAAGGGGCTCGATTAAAAACCCGCGTCTTGCTCGCAATACAATAAATGGACTACACGTTTAGGACAGTATTTTCTAATACTCCGAAATTCACAATTCCCTTATTTTAAAGTGGTTCGGTTTACTGAGAACTAATCTTCCACTTTGTTTCTTTTAGGATAGAAACCACACCCTACAAGGACTTCTGTTCCAAGGTTATCTGTCCGTCGACCCGTTAGTTACAACCAATTAGGCTGCAACTTTAGAAGTCGCAAGAAGACCTGCTACTTCCATTTGGTTATAAACGTTGCCGTTTAAAATTTACCACCGTGGATTAAAGTCGTAGATGACATCCGACTACGTGCCCATTTACCATATCAACGCCAATCAATTCCATACACCCCCATAAGTCAAAGAACAAGACAAAGATAGTTAATTTTCTTCGTCTATATAATTTATTGTAAATATACCATCATTTTCGATTAAATCAAAAACTAATGGTTTATTTATTGGTCGATACCTTTCTGTACAAGTTGATGCGTTAGCAAATACTGTATCGCCAATCATTGCAACACCATATGCACCATGTATGTGACCAAAAACATGTAAAAGTGGTTTTAAAACTTCAACACGCTCTCTTAAAAGTTCACATCCGACCTGTAAATTATTGGGTGTAAAATCTCTAATTCCATGTGGTGGACCATGTGTTATTAAGATATCGGTATTATTTGGGATTGAGTCCCATTTTTCTTTTAACACCTCACCGTTTCTTGGTAAATTAAATGCCCAATCAAAAAATTCAGGTTGCCATGGAGAACCATAAATTTTTATTGGTCTTGAGAATTCTGAACTAATAATTTCCAACTCACCATCTTCCAAATAAGTAACATTATTTTCTGTGAGAATTGATGGGTCTATGTAAAGATTTAACCATGTTGGTTTTCTTTGAAACGCAAAATCGTGGTTACCTGCAATGAAAATTTTATGGGTAAATCCTTGTATATTTTGAAACCAATTAATAAAATCACGAACATCATTTTGTCGTCCGACATTTGTGCAATCTCCTGAGTGTATCAAAATATCTCCCTGTGGTATGTTATACAACATACCATTGTGTAAAGAGTGGGTGTCAGAAATACATACTATTCTCATATTTGTAAATATATCAAAAAATATGTTTAAAAAAGAAGGGGTTAGTCACCCAACCCCTTTTTAGGACGACCGGTTTCTCGGTTCGACTCCACCACTTGGTTTAAAAAACCAAGAAATTACTTTTCGTTAAGTAACTCCGTGATTGCTTCCAATTCCATTTGTACTCTTATCTCGGGTGAAATTAATGAATTCAAACGAGATTCAATTTCAGAAAGTTCTTTACGTTTTTCTTGAATTAAAATTTGATTTACTCTTGTTTGAAAATCATCTTTCCATTCATCGACAGTAAATCCTAACCATGTGAATTTGTAGTTTACGCCAAGTTCTTTGGCTGCGGTTTCGGATTTATCTTTTCTTTCCATCAGAAATGCGTACATCTCTACGATTTTACGTACATCTGTGATAGTTGGAATTGATGTCCTGTCATGTGCGGAATTCGCTGAATAACCAAAGTTACCGCTGGTTTTCCAACAAGGTCTTTCAGCTTTTTCAATTGCTAATTTTTTACTTTGAACTAAATCGAATAGTTCTTTTACTTTCTGGTCAGTTGTTTTTGTTGCCATAATTGTTGTTTTTATGTTATTTATTTTGTTGTTTTTAAAAAATGGAAACTGTGTCAATAATTGTTTTGATTATCGGTCAAAGTAGAAATAACTGAACACATATCCATGTGTGTTTTAAAAGTGGAAAGACTACAACTAATTTTTGATTTTTTGCTTAAAATTTAGAAGTAAGTTGATAGATAGCCACTCAATATGATTGACGGAAAAAGTACGGGTAATGTAACATATAATTGTTATAGAAGGGGGGACATTAGTCCCCTAGCAGAAGTAACCCAATACATAGCCGTCTAAGAAGTTATGTGGAAATTGTGTGTCTGGTTTTCGTATCTGATAGTTGTTTGTTAGAAGTAAGACGTTTGCATTGATACTTTTGTCACCGCTAAGGACCAAAACAGAACCACTCCGTGGTTTGATGTGATGGTCAGTTGACTATCCTCTCAATGGCTCACATAGCCACATATAATATTTCAAAGAACTAATGGGTGAGTTTAGACACCCATCAATTTACCTGTCTCTTCATAAGAGTAACAGAAGTCCTCGTACTTGAAATGTGTATCCACATTCTCGTCAAGGGTAACTTGTTTTCCTCGACCTTCTACGTGTAGAAGAATAAGGTCATAAACACTTACTTTTGGTAATTCAGCGTATTGTTGAATTACTTTAAAGGTGTTATTGAAGTCGCTCCTCGCGGTTACAAAACCACTTGAATCAATGTCCAACATGATGTACTCTTTGGTTTCTAAGTCAATAATTGCAATCAAAGTGTTTGACGACTCAGATTCTAATGATTGACAATTTGAAATTGTCTCAGGTAACCATGTCGTGTTTGATTCAGGATGTTCTCTCTCCATGATACCAAAGGATGTTTCAAGTGAACTTAAACTACCGCCATTGAAGTTTCTTACGTCAATAACCGCGTACTTGAATCCACGATTTAATCCATCTTGAATATCGATGTCGATGTACTCCGCACAAGGACCCTGTCTATGTCTCACGTCCCCCGAGTGAACAGAGTTACCAACTCTCAAGTTACTGAAAGATAGTACTTCTGACACTTTTTCACCAACAAACGTAACACTTAAATCCAAGTCTTCAGAACCACGTTTATCCATCCAATGAATAAATGGTCTGATAACTTTTGCATCGGGGTTATCGAGCGGAACTCGTTGACCTCTGATGGTAGGTTTAGTTGAGAAGTTCATACTTCTCATGTTGGTTGGTAAAGGAATCTTTTTTAATTCCTCATCAATCCAACAGTTACCTAAAGAATCCATTACCGAAAACTTATCTCTAAGAGTTTCGAATAATTTAGAGTGGATGGTTTCCACAATCTCTTTAGGGATTGCTTGTAGTGATGGTAATTCGGTACGTTTTCTCGCTCCTTTAATCATAACTGACCTATTTGTTTTAGGTTCAGTACGACCTTCAAAGTGAGTGTAAACCTCAAACAATACTTTGTTTGATGTACCTTTTACCGCTTCTCCGAATAATTTCATAATTGTTTCAATATCTTGTGGATATGTACGAACCAACCAATCTAATCGACGAGAGAATTCACCGGGTCTTTGAGACAATACTCTCAAACCATTCTCCAAACTTTTTTTGAATCCCTCATCTACAAGGGAGAACCAAGATTTTACTTTCTCGTTTCTAATCTTGTTGAACGCATCAAAAGATTTAGGGAATTGGTTTTTATACTCACCCGGGTGTAAGATTTCACCTAAACGAACCCATCGTTGGTCTCTTAAAACCATTTCTCTTGGGTCACAGTTTGTGTTCTCAAGTAAATTCAAGATGTACTTCCTCTCTTTACGAGTGAATTTCTTGAATTTAAACTTTTCTCTTTCGGGATTTACTCCTTTATCGGTAGACCATCTGTTTAGTCTAATTTCCTTTTCAGGAACTTTAGGTAAACTAATGTCTCCACCTGAAAGATGAACGGCTATTCTTAACACGTCGGTTGAAGTCTTTACTGGAAGTCCCTCGATTCCCATTCCCGCAAGTGTACACAAATTCTCTTTGAAAGGAATTGTGTCAGGGAAAATCAATGTTTCACCACTTGATACAAACCACTTAACAATCTCAAGGTCTTGGGGGGTTAATGATGTGTTGATTGACACTAAGTCAGTGAAAATTTTTGAGAATCTATCAGAGGTACCATACTTAATCAAGTTGTATTTAATTTTTTCAAACTTGATTTCTTTTTCGTAAGTGTGGGTTGATGGTTCCCATTGACCATTACTCCAATAATGCAAGATTGCGTTCATGTATAATTCGAAGTCGGACATAACCATCACTTCTTGTGGGAAATTCTTATATAGGGGTTGGTAATTACGATTACCACCCATTACATTTTTCAAATGATTCAATACTTCATGATTGAAGTTTTGAATAAACGATAATTCTGATTTGGACAACGCGAAGAAAGCATCTTCGTCTAACATGTAACCCCATTGCATTAAGTGGGATTGAACGGTTGCTACCGCGATTCTATTATCTTGACCGTCGTTTGGTGAACAGACCAAACCTTTTTGAAACGCAACTAAATTCCTTGTTGTCATAATGTCGTATTAATGTTGTAATTTATTGTAATGGTACAAAGATATATAAACTTTTTGTAAAAACAAAGTTTTTTTTAAAAAAAATTAAAAAAAATTTTTAAATCCTCACCAAATGATTCGCGCTGTAGGTCATCATAGCCCCCGCGTGTTTGTATCTCACTTTATACCCCATACCCTCAACCAAACCAACGGCTTGTCTTAAAACCTTATTTGATTTGTATTTTGGGTCAGGATTAAGGTCAATATCAATCCAAGTGACTTTTGGTAAACCATTGTTTCTCAAGTGTTCAGCAACTTCAACCGCCTTCCACACTTCAGTCATTAGTCTACTTGACGTATCTTTTTCAAATGGTATTGTGTCTTTAGTACACAATACGTGAGCACCCTTACCTTTTGTGTAAAGAGCAATAACCACCCCGTAAACTGTTTTAGAATTACTAAATGATTGTGAATCCGAACCAATCAATATTTCAATATCGTTTTTATCCACCAAATAATCTTTGATGTAACCTATAACGTCGGTTATGAGTGTTCCGTGCAATGTTCTAAATTTTTTCATACCATTTTATAATATATAAGTACTCCGCGGAAGGTGAGGGGCTCGAACCCTTGCGACTGTAACACCTTGTTATGTGTAGTAATTTTGTGGGGTTGATGTGGGTTGGTGAAAATTATTACACATAACTACCAAGTAGTCTTTAATATAACCGATAATGTCGGTTATACGATATTCGCTTAAAAGGTAGACCCGGGCCCAACAAGCCGTTTTCGTACGCAACGGAAGGGCCCTTTTTAAGGTCTACTTGGAGCGGGAAATGGGATTTGAACCCACGGCCCTCGCCTTGGCAAGGCGATGCTCTACCACTGAGCTACTCCCGCTTGGAGTGGTCTTCCCATAACGATTTCCTTAATAGGTTTTGGAGTTAAGGGTACGACCACATGTTGATATTATTTTTGATTTTTTTGTTGCCACTCATAGGACACCGTATCTTCGGTAATTGGACCACCTTTTGCCCATGTTTTACATGTTCTTGCGGAGTGACATTTAAAGTGATGCATCCAACAGTACCCTAATCTACCACTATCATCAGAAACCGAACCTGGCATACACTCATCCATTCTTGGTGATATATCAAATGCTACACAATTACCACATAGTGATTTTTTAGCAGCTTCAACAGTGGTGTTCCAATCAGATGCAACCATTTCCCAATAATCACCGGGTTCGTCAATATTAAGTGGACCATATTTTATATAATCCGCTTTTATTGACTTGTCTCTATTATTGGTATTTAACTCTAAATCTTGAGTTGCTTTAGGACATTCCATTTCCGCTTCGGATAGGAGTCTTTTGTTTAATCTTTCGATAAGTTGTTTTTTCTTTTTTAATTCAATTCCCATGATTTTTTTATTATATAAATATCTCGTGGTCCCTCACGGGCTTGAACCGTGGACCTACCGATTATGAGTCGGGTGCTCTGACCAACTGAGCTAAGGGACCGTATCGTCGAAATAACCGATAAAATGAATTATCGTTTAAATCGGCGATATTAGTTTTTTACTTTGAATTTCATCTGTGTGATAACAGCATTTGCCACCTTTTTATGTCCCGAGGGATTCATATGACATGTCCAATTACCACAATCTGTACGAACAAAAGTTCAATCGTTCATATGTCATTTTTGATTTTCACCATTTAAATCCTTCTGAAAAAGATGTTGATTGGTCAAAACTCAGATTGAAGTCTGATGAATCAATCAAAAATGAACTTAATAAATGTGTTCTTTTATGTTCAAATTGTCATAGAAAGAGACATCATTTAAATTCGTAGGCCCACCAAGATTCGAACTTGGAATATCTCATTAGAAGTGAGAGGGTATATCCCTTTACCTATGGGCCCATTAAAATGGAAATTTCCTTCTACGATAACCGTAGTTGTAGATTTGAGGAGTTTTCCATTTTTGTACCGCTGGCCGGAATCGAACCGGCACGGACATTACTGTCCAAGAAATTTTAAGTCTCTCTTGTCTACCTGTTTCAACACAGCGGCATCAATTTCACCAACATGTCAAAGAACAAATTCAGTTCAATCTGAACTATTGTACAATTATACAAAAAAAAGACTTAAAATAAAAAACCCGAACTTCAAAAATAAAAGTTCGGGTTCAATTAGTTAGAGTTTACTCTCAGTATAACTTACAACTTAAAATCCGAACTTGGGTTACTTAAATACAAACCTCTCCCATTACCACTTAGCGGGTTGTTTGACGTTTGTTGTATGTGTACCAAGTTCATCATTGTTTAATAAGTATATACAAATATACAAAAAGTTTTTTTAAAATAAATCATCACACCATATTGGTGTCTTCTCTCCCATGTATGAACCTGACACGTTAAAATCAAAATATTCAACCGCTTCAGTCATGTCCATACCTTGGTCCATGAGAATCTTTAAACACTTTTCAACCGAGTAAATCAATCTCATAGAGTTTTCATCAATTCCTAATACCGCGGAATCAAATCCATCCGCTATTAAAATTTCCTCATCTGCATATTGTTCTAAAATTTTTTCTAACATATTGTCTTTTTTAGTTGTATCCCTATAGGAAATCGAACCACTCTTTCATCTGTGTCGGAGAGAGTAAAATTTGAACCTACGATACTTTGTAGTACACCTAATTTCAAGTCAGATGTAATCGACCAACTTCGCTTCTTATTCATCTGTTAACTTTTATTATAAATTATAACAAGTAAATTTCATATTTCAAAATGTTTAAAAAAATATATATAACAATCTTTATTGCCGAGGTATTTATAGTAAACCAAATAAATAAAACTAAACTAAATTACAACTATGAACTTTAAAAAATGGATTATTGACCTATTCAAAGATGAAAGAGGGTCAACTTCAATCAAACCGGTAATTGCTCTATTAGGCGCATTATTCCTTTGTGGTACCATGGCTGTAAATTCTTTTTCTCATGGTGACATTAAACCATCTGAAGAATTAGTAAACGCAGTTATGGTTATTACTGCAATTGGAATGGGTGCAGATACTGTAGACAAGTTCTCACATAAAAAGAAATCAGACGACTCAGTATCTGAGTAAGTGATTACGGAGTGATATAACCCGTTTAGGTGATATCAATCAATCATCATCTTATTATTGAATCTGAAGTATTTTATTGTACGTATCGGTTATTTCAGCACAAGTTTCATAATCTTCGTTACCTTCAAAGAATGGTAGAATATCCCTTACTAAAACAATTGATTCTTTTCTTTTAAATTTTAACTCAGTTTCCCATTGTAAACCATTTATCTTAGCGCCTAACACTAAAATTACATTGTTTTTATCTTTTCTTTTAAGACTTTTAAAGAGGTTGACTAACGTCAGATAAATTAGTTCTTTGTTAACATTGTAAAAATCACCAAAGCTATTATAGTCCTGTTGGAGTATTAACTTTTTGATTACGGTATCGTTTGGTTTTTTAGGTAGTTTTGGTGGCATGTCGATTTAATTTTTGGTTCATCACAAATTTGACCAAAAAAATCGACCTATACAAATAAATGAATAAATTGTTTAAAAAAAGTTTAAACCGTATGGTCCCACTGAACTCTCACACAGTTTTGGGGTAATCTGTGGATATGTCTATAATTATTGATGTACCCCATCATATTAGCACTCCCAACCGCGTTGGCTGAATGTACAACCACATCAACAACAGGTTTTCCATCCAACCACTGATTAACTAACCATTTGGTACAGTCCATACCTGTTTTCTCGGTGATATTGTCGTAGTTGATTTCGTAGTTTTTAACTACACCGTGTAACCATTCTTTCATTGCGCTATCACCCAAGTCGTGGTCTAAAGAAATCAACTCAACATTATCTAAACCAATCTCGGTTATCTTTTGAACCAATTCATCATAGGAACGAACCACTACCCAATTTTATTTATCAACGGGGGTTCTTACATCATCTAAGTAAATTTTATATTTCATCTTTTTTAAATGGTTTTGTATATGGTGGGTATAATATTTTCCATATTATACTTTTATATTCTTTACCGTCCAACATATTAAATAATATTGATGGGTGGTTATATCTTTTTGCTAATTCAGCAAACTCGCGTCGGTTACATTCTTTTTGATGTGCCTCAAAATAAGTGTTTCGTATTTTATTGAATATCCATTGATATTCCTTCTCAATATTTTCATAACGAACCACAAAATCTTTAACAGTTTCTTTCACCCAACTGTTAAACTCATCAGGTACTTTTTCAAGTAACTCATCAAATGATTTATCTTCTTTAAGGTATTCCCAAATATCTCTACTTGACACATTGGTTAAAATTTTATGTAATCGAACATACTCCTCAAATTTAATTTTCATTCTAAAATTTGATGGGTAAAATCTTACAACAAAACCTTCACTGTTTGATGTATTAAGTTTCTTATATGTGTCAAATGTTTCTTTATTGAAAGTTACCATTGTGCTTCCAACAACGTCTTCTTCCAAAATACCTGATGAATTAAAAATTGCACATGCGGTGTACCAGTTCAATTCACCTTCAGGGGTTGTTACAGAAAGGAATGTGATTTTTTCACAATTATAATTTACAACAATTCTATTCTCAGGATAAATAATTTCACATAGGTATGTAACCTCTTTTACAAAATTATTTAAATTGTATTTTGATTTTAAAATTTCAAAACCACGGATAGACTGTTCAGAAGTAAATGAACCTCTTGTTGACATAATCCATTCCCCATCGTAAAAGAATAGAATACCAAGAGAACCATCCATTTTATCTTGAATGTGAACATATTCACTGTCCCATGGAATTAAGTCCTTATCAATAACTTCCTCATAGTTAAAGAACTTACCAAACGGTTCTGCAATTACATCGCCTTTTGAATTGGTAACGAGTCCACGACATTGCATAGTAATATCATCCCACAAAGATTCGTATTGTACTCTTGGGGTATAATTCCATATGCACAAATCTTTTGTGGGGTGAGTTTGTTTTATTAACAAACCATCCTCATGGTATTTTTGTAACCTAACTATCAGAGTTTTACTTCAAAACGATTTTTCATAATCTCTAATTTGTCAGAGGGTACTCCGTGGACATTTTCACCACCGTGTCTGTTTTCAACAACAATAGTGTGAATTCGATATCCGTATCTTTTCGCCATTTCAAAATATGGTTCCATTTCCCATTCTTGGGTAAACGTATTTGACACAACAACTCTTACGACGCTATTCATCATCAAATTTGCACACCTTTGTTGGCAGTCGTTATGAGCTTCCCTTAATTTTATTGGGTCAAAATTGTAGTTACCTTCCTTGTCTGTAAAGAAATCATCCGCCGACAATGGTTTCATTGGATTATTTGGGGTATAAAGAATGACCTCACCTAAAGTGGATTTACCCGAGCCGGGTAAACCCCTAACTAATATCAAATCTTTTGTATATTCCATGGTAAAATAGATTTATCGCAAATATAAATAATAATTTTTAGAATACCAAAAAAATAAAAACCCCCAACAGAGAGTCGGGGGTTTGTGGTCATTTTGTGGTTTCAACACCACAGACTATAAAACGAAAGGAAATCGGCAAAGATATCCTGTGTGAATATAAATATATATGTTTTTTTAAAAAGTATGAATATTTACACCCTTTTTTTAAAAATTTTTATTTCACCGTCTTTAAATTTTAAATTAATGGAATCATTCTCCTTAATTTCGCCTTTTAAGATTGAATCACTTAAATAATCTTCACACATATTTTGGATGATTCTTTTAACTGGTCTTGCACCAAAATCTTCTTGAATATTAAGTTCCGATATTCTCTCCACAATTGTCTTATCAAAAGAAACTTTATAATTTTTTTCTTTTAATCTAACAGACAACTTATTTAATTCAATTTCAATAATCTTTTTAATTACATCTTTATCTAACGAATTAAAACTGATTATGTCGTCTACTCGATTCAAAAACTCAGGGTTAAAGTGTTGTTTTAATGATTTTTGAACGATTGATTTTTTAACCTCAAAGTTTTGTGATTCTGAAGATGATGAACTAAAACCAACACCCTTACCAAATTCAGATACTTTTTTTGCACCAATATTGGATGTCATGATTACTATAGTGTTTGTAAAGTTTACTTTTCTTCCAAACGAATCGGTTAAATGTCCTTCATCCAAAATTTGAAGTAAGATATTGAAAACGTCTTTGTGTGCTTTTTCAACCTCATCGAACAATACCACAGAAAATGGATTATTTTTAATCTTCTCAGTAAGTTGGCCTCCTTCATCATAACCAACATAACCTGGAGGTGAACCAATTAATTTTGCCACGTTGTGTTTTTCCATGTATTCACTCATATCAACACGAATTACTTTTTCGGAGTCTCCGAAAAGTAGTTCAGCAATCGATTTTGCGAGATATGTTTTACCAACACCAGTTGAACCTAAAAATATAAAAGAACCTATTGGTTTATTTGTATCTTTAATACCAACCCTATTTCTTCTAATTGATTTGGAAATTATTGAAATAGCCTCGTCTTGACCAATTACTTTAGATTTTAATTTTTCTTCTAAGTTCAAAAGATTTGCGGTCTCTGTATCATCAATCTTAGAGAGAGGTACACCTGTAATTTGTGAAATCATTTCATATACATCTGCAACCGTTACGGGTGTTTTATTGTCTTTTTGTTTGTCTAACCACTTCTTTTTTTCATCATTTAATTTACTCAGTAATTTTCTTTCTTCATCTCTTAATTTAGCCGCTTGTTCATAGTTTTGACTTTTTACAACTTCTATCTTCCTATTTTTTAAATCATCAGATTCCTTTTTTAGTTTTTCAATAATCTCAGGAATTTTGGTATTTATTTTTTTTTCTGAACCCAATTCATCCATCACGTCAATTGCTTTATCGGGAAACTGACGGTCTGTGATAAATCTTGATGACAAATTCACGATAGTTTCAAAAACCTCCGGTTCATAAAATACTTTGTGAAAATTTTGATATGAATCTTTTAAATTTTTTAAAATTTGAACTGTTTCTTCCTTACTTGGTTCTTTCAAAATTATTTTTTGAAATCTTCTAACTAATGCACCATCTTTCTCGATGTGTTTTTTAAATTCATCAAATGTTGTCGCCCCAATACATTGAATTTCTCCTCGAGCTAATGCGGGTTTCATAATATTAGCGGCGTCCATTGACCCGCTAGCGTTGCCAGCACCAACCATTGTGTGTATTTCATCAATAAACACAATTACATTAGGTTCATTCTGTATTTCGTTTAGAACTGCTTTAATACGTTCTTCAAACTGACCTCTGTATTTTGTACCAGCCACCAAAGATGTTAAATCTAATGATACAACTCGTTTGTCTAAAAGATTTGATGGACAATCTCCTTTTACAATCATCTGAGCGAGTTTCTCAACTAAAGCCGATTTACCCACACCCGCGTCACCAATTATCACTACGTTGTTTTTCTTTTTTCTAGATAATATCTGTGCAATTCTTTTAACCTCACCATCTCTCCCAATTATTGGGTCAATTTTACCCTCTTCTACCATTTTGTTTAAATCCCTTGAAAAGTTATCAAGGATAGGGGTGGTTGAACCCTTTCTTGTTTTCTTTGGGTTGGTTGTGTTTCCTTCTTCGAAAAAATCTACTGACATACGAAATAATTTTCTTTAAGTATACAAAAAGAATCCCGTAAAAACAAATGTTGACTCCGAGAAGTTGTTTTTAGGAATACCTGTTTCCACAAACATAAATAAAAAATGACACCCCTACAAGGGGTTTTTTATTTGATATTTATTATGTATACTAATATCTAAAAAAAAAATTATGTCAATTATTTTAGAAAAAACAGAAGGTAACATTACAGAGGTTGTGGTTTCATCATCAAATCTGAATCGAGCGATTTATAATTCATCTGAAAACCATTTATCGATTGAATTTAATAATGGTTCTATTTATGAATATGAAAATGTGCCACTAGAGATTTTTGAAAATTTTAAAAAATCAGAATCTCAAGGTAAATTTTTTAATTCGAATATATCGAGAACGTATAAATATAAAAAAATCAAATGAGTGTAATTGACGAAATAATTGAAGACATGGAAAAGAACAAAGAGATTGTAAAATCTTTTGTTCCAAAGGATTCATTGCCTAACGATATCTTTGATATTAATAATGGTAAATCTGTTTTAAATTCAGAAGTTCGAAAAAAAATGTTAGAAATAACAGAAGAATTTATCGACTTTGTTGGGGTTAATTTTTTCATCTATGATATTATTTTTATTGGTTCATTAGCAAACTATAATTGGTCTGAATATTCAGACGTTGATATCCACATATTAATTGATTATGACGAATTTGATGAATCAGAGTCTAAAGATTTAGTTGTTTATCACCAAATCGTACAAGAATTTTTTGATGTAAAACGAAGATTGTGGAACGAGACCACCGATATTAAAATTAAAGGATATGAAGTGGAGATGTATGTTCAAGACGTGGATGACAAGTATTTTGCAACAGGTGTTTACTCGGTTTTGAATAATGATTGGGTTATTGAACCTAAAAAATTTGAATCAGCTTTTGAAATCGATGAGAAGAAAATTTTAGAAAAATCCGAGGAATACGCAAAAGAAGTAGAACGTTTAGAAGATTTAAACAATAAAGGTCGAGATGTTTCAAAAGAAATAAAAACCCTAAAAGACAAGCTAAAAAAATTCAGACAATCAGGATTAGAAAAAGGAGGTGAATATTCCTATGAAAATTTAACCTTCAAATTATTAAGAAGAAATGGATTTATCGAAAAACTTTTTAATATCAAAAGTTCAATACGAAATAAAAAATTGTCCTTACCGCAATAGAAACAGTAAATTTTTTATCTATATGCATGTATTTATAGGATACAAGAATAATATAATTATCAACATTTAAAGCAATGGCAGATTTAAAACCATTAGGAAGCGAAAAACTTAACGGAGACGACAAACTAAGACGTATCCTCGAGTTGACCTATTACGGTAATGATAAAAAATCATCTACCCCTAACCAATCACCAGTATCTAAAACTGAATATCTTTCTGAATCCGTAAGTGGTTTCAGATTTGGTATTGTAAGAGAAAAAGATGGATACTACGTTAAAAAAGGTTTAAACGAAAATTCATTAGACTACATCGGTGGTCTATTCATGAAAAATAAAAATAAATTTAATTCATATGCGGAAGCACTAAAAAGATTAGAGTTATTATCTGGACGTGAATTAAATGAAGCAACTAAGTACGTTTTAAAACAAAAACCAACTTCAGAACCCGCTAACGAAGCTCCTGTTTCATCACCAGAAATGGGTGAGGTTCCGCCAGCTCCCGTAGCTCCTGAGGGTGACGTACCACCATCACCTGAAATGGGTGGTGATGTCCCAATGGCTCCCGAAAGTGATGTCCCAATGGCTCCCGAAAGTAATACTCCAATGGCACCTGAAGGGGACGAAATGGGTGATGATTTACCATCTGATGAATCAGGTAAACCATCTGACTATATGACTGAAATCCAAAAATTTGCAGGAAAATTAGGACAAGAACTAAGAGACCAAAAAGATAAAATGGAAAGTGACGATATCAAATATGTCCTTAACATGGTTATTTCGGCAGTAGATTTAGATAAGTTGGAGGATGATGATATCGAAGAGATTGGTAAAAAATTCGATAGGGATATTGAGGATGATGTAGAGTTATCTGACGAACCATCTGATGATATGTCTGACGTTCCTGCTGATGACGATACTACACCAGCTGAACCAACTGCTGACGCTGATTTAGGTGAAATGCACGCAATGGACAAATTGGAAAGTTTTATAAACACACCAATGTCAACGGAAGAAGAAATTGATTTATCAAAATACGCTGATTTAGGTGGTGATGATGTTAAGGAAATCGATTTGGACGAAATCAAAAAAGAAATTAACAAAACAATATCTAATACTTTAGGTAAATACTTTAAGTAAAATGCGACTTATATATGTCAACGAAATTGGAACCGATTATAAGGGTCAAAAACAGTATGAATTCATTTTTAGTGAATCAACTGAGATAGACATGGACGAATGGTTTGACATACCCGCATCATCAACATCCACACCAAAATCACCAAACATTGAATATATAGACCAAGTTGGTCTACTGAAAGACACCGAAATAGTTTTTGAATTAATACAAAATTCAGACTATTTCGGTGTTATTGATGCTGTAGATGGTATAATTGCTATGGCGTGGGAAAAATCTAATTTTGATTTAGAAGAAGATAGGTTATTTTTCCGTTTTGGTGAGTCATATGAAAATGTTTCAAAAAAATTAAAAGAAAGGAATATCTCCCTTGAAAAAAAATCAATAAAATTCAAAGAATCATGAATAGAAGATTAGTCATTGAAGAATTAATAATGGAAGGGTTTTCAGAGAGAACTCTTTCTCGTTTAAGTGATAACGAACTTATAACTTTATCTAAAACAGTTCTTAAAGAAGCTGTTATGATTAAAGCGAATAATTTAAAAGATATCGAAGCAGCTAAAGCCGATGGTAAAACCATTGAAACTTACGAATCTAAAGTATGTCCTAAATGTAAGGACAAAAAACATGGGGGTGTAAATGAAAAATGGGAGGGTGATACCAAGGTTAAAAAAACCGGTGAACACGCTGGTAAGTCAGTTGTAGAACTAAAAAAAGAACTTAATTCTTTAAAAGAAAAAAGTAAGAAATATCAAGACGAAGGTAAAAAAGTACCTAAAAAAATTATAGACCAAGAAGCCGAAATAAAATTTGCTATTAGAGCAAAACAAGGTTGGAAGAAAAAAATGAACGAAAGTGTTTCAGAAGTTGAAGAATGGGTGTTAGATTTGACTGAATCAAAATACAGTAATTTTACATCTAAAAATGACATCATGAATATTATTAGTGAAAAAATGGAAGCGACGTTTCAACCAATGCCGGCAACAAGAGCGAAAAAAGGTCACAATGGTGTACCTGAGTTTATGACTTATGATGCAATCATGGCTGCAGCCCAACCAGCACCTGTTGAAACACCAACAGAAACACCAACCAAACCAAAAACACCAACAAGACCACAAGAAGACGAACCGTTTGACCCGTTTGAACCACAACCAGGTCCTGATACTAAACCAAAGGCGTTAGCCGAAAAGAAAAAAATTAAAAAATGAAATTCAAGAAAAAAGATTTAGTATCTTTACTGGAAGATATAAACGAAATGCCAATGGATTTTGATTCGGAAGATAGACCGAACATAGACATACAGAGAACTCTTTCTACGGGTGATACTCCACTTAAAAAAGTCCCTCTACCCAAAACGGGTGATGAACCAAATAAAAATTTCCAAGAATTATTAGCATCTGAAAGATACAGACAAGTTGTTGCAAGATTGAGGGAACTTACTGGTTCAAACGTTAGATTAACAGATGATGAGAGTGGGATAATGCCGTTGGTACAAATGATGATGACTGCACATAATGAAATTGTACAAGCAGAAGAAAATCATAGACCGGAATTGATTGCGTTAGGTATTAGGTTGGCTGTTGATGAAATTCCTGTTTTAAGTAGAAAGGAAAAATCAACTTTAAGTGAGGGTGATAATGGTGGAATTGAATTCGATAATGGAATTTATAAAGTTTTTTATAGATTACCAGATGGTAGTAAAAAGTACAAAATACAATATGATGCAAAACTTGTCGGTCAAGGTCAAGTAAATCCTGAGGGTTTCAATCGAGAAATGCAACAACAACAAAATATTGACCCTGTTGATGTTGAAAAAGACTTAGCCACTGATTTGGAAAAAATGGATTTTGAAAGAGCTAAAAGAAGAATGATTAACGCAATGATACAAGGTGTCTCTAAAAAGGGTCACTACATGTATTCGTATGTTGCGGACAAACTTGCTGAAATTACAGGTTCTAACAATTTGGTTGCTAACTACGGTATTTTAATGTCAATAAATGATACATTATACTGGCAATTAAGTGATAACCAAATGAAAGGTATGATGGGAGGTGCTGGTATGGGTGGAAAAGAACAAGTAAAACGTAGTACAACACCACCAACAGTTTATGTAGAAGCGGTAAATTTCCCAATTTTAGTGCACGAATTAATTAAAGGTACATATGAGTTATTTGGTATACAAGGAAGACCAAAAGATGATGAAGGTAAAGAAGACCCAAGATTCGCTGAAATTGAACAATCAGAAGATACGTTAGAAAAAGAGGTATGGGATTTAAGATTAGGACCAGCAATTTATGATAGAATCAGACAACAATTCCCTGATGAAATTTTTAATGAAGAAGAATCATATTATCTTCAAAATTACCTAGTTACCAGTATCTTTAGATTACCGGCGAAAGAATTTTTAGTATTCACAAAAGAAGTTGTTTCAGGTTCTGGTGAAGGTAAAAGATTGATGGGGGTACTACTTCAAGGTATCGGTCAAATGTTAAGAGATAAAAATTACAATGACGCAATTAATAGATTTAACCAAGAATTGGAACGAATCACAGATAAAACAGATGATGATGATTTGGGAAACTTCTTGGGTGGTCTTGGTATACGATTAACAGATGACGATGATGACCCACAAGGTCCCATAGTATAAAAGTTCGAAGGGTGGTTTTTAACCACCCTTTTTCATATTTATATATATGAGTAATCAAAAAATAGAACAATTAAAAGAGTATGCCCGTATTTTAAAAGATACACCATATGCTTTGAGAACATACCTACAGACTTACGATAATACTCAAAAAAGATTTGTTCCATTAAAACTTTTTCCTGACCAAATTCAATTATTAAAAGATTACGAGGATTACAATGAAAATATCACAAGAAAGTATAGACAAGCGGGTGTGACCACGGTTACTGCCGCTTGGATTTCTAAAAAATTACAATTAGCAAAACCCGAGAACCCTGAAAGAGTTCTTATTATCGCAAACAAAAAAGACACCGCGGTTGAAATGGCTAACAAGATTAGACATTTTTTAGACCAGTGGCCTGATTGGATTAATGTAGGATTTTCACCCGATAAAAACTCAGAAAGTAGATTTAGGTTAAACAATGGTTGCGAAGTGAAAGCAGTTGCAACTTCTGCGGATGCTTTACGTGGTTATACACCTACAATTCTTATATTTGACGAAGCTGCGTATATTGAGGCGGGTGAAGACTTTTGGGCAGCGTCTATGGCGTCATTATCTACGGGTGGTAAGATTATTCTTATTTCTACCCCAAACGGTTTTGACCCGATTTATTATGGTGTTTATGACCAAGCAATTAGAGCTGTAAATGATTTTCACATTACCGACCTTAGATGGTTCAAAGACCCTCGTTACACAAAAGATTTGAGATGGGTTAAATGTAATGATATTGTTCATTACATGTTGAATAGAGAACAATATAACGATGATGATATTGTAATGACTGATTTTGATATTGAAAATTACAAACAATACGAAGAAGAAGGTTTTAAACCTTTATCTTCTTGGTTTGAATCAATGTGTAAAAAATTCAAGTTTGATAGAAGAAAAATATCCCAAGAATTAGAATGTGATTTTCTTGGTTCAGGGGACGGTGTAATTCCAACTGAAGTACAAGATAATATTGTTAAAAACATGCTGAGGGACCCAAAAGAAAAGTATATGCATGGTACTTTTTGGCAATGGAAAGAACCCGTACAGGGTCATAAATATATTATGGGTGTAGACGTTTCAAGAGGTGATAGTGAGGACTTTTCTGCAATTAGTATCATAGATTTTGATGAAAGAGAACAAGTGGCGGAATATGTTGGTAAAATACCACCTGATGATTTGGCTTCGGTCGCATATAAATGGGGGATACTTTATGAAGCTTTTATTGTGGTTGATATTACCGGTGGTATGGGTGTTGCAACATCAAGAAAACTACAAGAGTTAAATTATAAAAATCTTTATATAGATGGAATTAATACCAAAAATATTTGGGAGTACAACTCTAAAGCGTTGGAAAAAATTCCAGGTATTAACTTTAACAATAAAAGGACACAAATTGTTGCTGCTTTTGAAGAACAATTAAGAAAAGGGTTTCAAGTTAGGTCTGCGAGATTAATGAATGAATTAAACACATTTGTTTATATAAATGGTAGACCTGACCACATGAAAGGGGCTCACGATGATGCGATTATGAGTATGTCAATGGCATTATATGTTGGTGATATTTCATTTGCACAACTAACTAAAAACGAGAATGCTAATAAAGCGATGTTAGAATCTTGGACATTGTCCGAAAGAACATATGAACCAAATAAATCATTTTATTCATACGGAACAGCGTTTGACCAAATAGGTTCAATGTCAGTGGATAATGACCCCAATATTCCAAGACATAATAACAACGCAACAAAAGAACAATACTCTCGGTACTCTTGGTTGTTTAATAAAAAAAGATAATCCTTTATTATAATAATAAAATTAATTATATTCTCTTAAACTATTTATATACATGGCGGAAAGTAATTTAACGGTATTTCAGAGATTAACAAAAATGTTTGGGTTCCCTGGTAGGGTAACTCCTGAGGAGGCTCCGTCTTTCAATTTTGATAAAGAACAAATACTAAAAACAAATAGTAGGGAGGAGTATGAAAAATCGATGCTACAAGCTCAGCAGAGTCAATACATTGCAGACAAGTGGACAAAACTTGACCAATCTCTTTATAATCAATCGGTATATTACGAACCAAATAGGTTGTCAGCATATTACGATTATGAATCGATGGAATTTACTCCTGAAATTTCTGCCGCTTTAGATATATACGCCGAAGAATCAACAACATTATCTGAAAAAGGTGAAATATTAACTATTTTTTCAGAATCATCAAGAGTCAAAATTATTCTTGATGATTTGTTTATGAATAGGTTAGATTTGAACACTAACTTACAAATGTGGACAAGGGGTACTTGTAAGTACGGCGATAACTTTGTTTACCTTAAAATAGACCCTGAAAGAGGTATTATTGGGTGTCAACAATTACCTAATATTGAAATTGAAAGACATGAAGGTAAAGAAAGCAAAACACCAAATCAACAAAACTCAATGCAACTTCCAACAAGAGAGTTAAGATTTCAATGGAAAAATAAAGATTTAGAATTTCAAGCTTGGGAAATAGCCCATTTTAGATTATTGGGTGATGATAGAAAACTTCCTTATGGTACCTCTATGTTGGATAAAATTAGAAGAATTTGGAAACAATTACTTTTAGCAGAGGATGCTATGTTGATTTATAGAACAACAAGAGCACCTGAAAGAAGGGTTTTTAAAATATTTGTTGGTAACATGGATGACAAAGACATCGAGGCTTATGTACAACGTGTGGCTAATAAATTTAAAAGAGACCAAGTGGTTGATTCAAGAAACGGTCAAGTTGATATGAGATATAATCAAATGGCGGTTGACCAAGATTATTTCATCCCTGTTCGTGACCCAGCTCAAACAAATCCTATTGAAACATTAGCAGGGGCACAAAACTTAGGTGAAATTGCCGACATTGAATATATCCAAAAGAAAATGTTGGCGGCACTTCGTATTCCAAAAGCTTTCTTAGGTTTTGAAGAAGTTGTTGGTGACGGTAAAACTCTCGCGTTGATGGATATTCGTTTTGCAAGAACAATCAACAGAATTCAAAAATCGGTAATTCAAGAATTAAATAAAATAGCATTAATTCATCTTTACTTATTGGGTTTGGAAGATGAATTAGATAATTTCACATTATCATTAACAAACCCGTCAGCACAATCTGATTTGTTGAGAATTGAACAATGGAAAGAAAAAATTGTATTGTATAAAGATGCAACATCTGACCAATCTCAAATTGGAATCCTACCTGTTTCACATACTTGGGCTAAGAAAAATATTCTTGGTATGAGTGACAGTGAAGTGATTCTTGATTTACAACAACAAAGAATTGAAAGAGCAATTGGTTTCGAATTAACTAACACACAAAACGTTATCAAACGAAGTGGTGTATTTGATGATGTTGATTCAAAATATGGGGTTCCCGAAGAGGAAAGACAAGAAGGTGGAGATGCGGCTGGCGGCGATGCTGGCGGTATGAATATGGGTACGGGCGGAGGTACCCCACCACCACCGCCACCAGCGGGGGGTGGAGACGCTCCTTTGAGTGAGAACGAAACAAAAAAACACAATATATTGAGTATGTTGAACGAAAATGACAAATTAGAAGATTTGTTTGATATGAATAAAGCTCAAGATAATATTTATGAAATAGAAAATAAACTTAAAAACTTCTTAAACGAATAACAAAAATGACAAACTTTGGTAAATTAAAAATAAAACTATTAACAAAACTTACCGAATCTTACGCCTCTAATAATAAAGGTGAAATTAAAGATTTAGTAAATAAACTAAAATCAAATAAATCTTTATCTGAAATGTATATGTTTTATGAAAATATTGAAAACTTGAACATTTCATCAAAAGATAAAGCCAAATTATATGTGGAATCTATTGAACCTATTTTAGTAGAAAAAACTAAATCTTTGAAAAAAGAAATAAAAGAGTTTGATAAATCAATCAAAGGCGTTGTAGCGGAATCAAATTTACTTTATAACGATTTGGATATTCTTTCGGAGGAAACCAATATGCACAATATCGCATCTAAGATTGACGCTAGAGAAAACTTAATATTTCATTTGATTCAAGAAAAGAAAAAAGAAATTTTTGAAAAACCTTCAGTTCAAATAGAAAATCATTCTTTATTGAATGCGGTGTTGGTAAATAATTTTAATATTAAGTATAGTGATTTTTTGAATGAGGAACAAAAAGAAACTTTCAATAAGATTGTATCAATGACTGATGAGGAATTGATTAATGAAATGAACTCTGTAAAAAAAGAACTTAATAACAAATTAGATTCACTATTAAAAGAATCTACCGAAGATTCTGTAGTTAGTAAACTTACTAATGTAAAATTAGAAGTTGAAAAATCGGAAATTTCAAAATTCAATTACTATAAACTAATTGAATTAAAAAATGGTTTAATTTGATTTTTCTTTATCGGTAAACAATTGCTGCTTATAAATCGCCTTTAATTTTTTATCTCTTTTTTCAACCGATGGTTTAACATATTCTTGTTTTTTTCTAAGTTTTTCGATTTGTTTAGTTTTTTGAACCTTGTATTTGTATTTTTTTAATGCTGATTCAAGGTTTTTTTCTTTGTTGACGTTTACGATTATCATAATCTTTTTTTGAAATATAAATAAAAAGTTTTGATTTATTAAGTTTATTTTGTATATTTTAAATACACCATAAAGTACATAAGTATGATATTATTAAATGAAAAAAGGAAAGTTTATTTCAATTGGTGTTCACAATAATGTAAAAATTGGATACGGAACGGTTGATTGTAAAAACTTAAAAACAATCTACGTACAATTAAATTCATGGACTCAACCAACAATAAACGACCACGATTTTGAAAAATTAATTTCAAAAACAAGAAGACAAATAAAAGAAAAAGTTTATTGTTTAAATTCTGATTTATTTAAAAGAGAATCAATTGTTGATTTGGATATTAAAACTAGTGCCATAAAAACAAATAAAAGGTCTTTCATGGACCTTGAAATTACATTGTATGTCGATAAATTTTTTGATGTGCGTTCTAAAGAAGTTGAAAATATTATTACCAACTTATCAGAAACTATAATAGACACCGTTTTGACGAACGAAACTTTATTTAATTTCTTTGAAAAAAAAATTAATTAAGTATCTGAGGTATTTATTATAAAAAGTTGGATGAAAATACTCGGCCCAAATGAAACCGGTAAAGGTATACTAATAGAATACGACGCTGGTTATATATCACCAAAAGAAAATCAGAAAATTATTTCTGAAATGAAAGATGTGGACTATTCTGATGATGTGGTCCTTTACGCTGTTTTACAAAAATATGATACACCAAATAAAAATGGTAGAATCTACCCTGAAGACATTCTTAAGAGAGAAAATGAAAAATATCAATCTATTATAAATAAAGGTGGTGCATTAAACGAACTAAATCACCCAACATCTTCACTAATAGATTTAGACAGAGTTTCACATTCGATTTTAGAAACATGGTGGGATGGTAAAATCCTTATGGGTAAAATAAAATTATTTACTTCTCCCGCTTGGAAAAAAATGGGAATAGTTAGTACTAAAGGTGACCAAGCTGCCATGTTATTAATGAATGGTGCAACACTTGGTATATCATCAAGAGGTGTTGGTTCTTTAAAAAATATTAAAGGTCAAAACATTGTTCAAGAAGATTTTGAATTAGTGTGTTTTGATTTAGTGTCATCCCCAAGTACACCAGGTGCATATGTATTCTCAGACTTAAAAGACAGGGACCAATATCAAGAATCAATTCAAGAAAATCCATCAGACTCAAATAGAATGAAAAATTTGATGTCAAAGTTGGATAGTTATTTAGGTAAATAATAATTTATTATAGGTTATCAAACTATAATCGGTATTTTTTTACATTATCAGCATATTTATAGGTAAATATATTTAATAATATGAGCGAAAAATCCATTCTAGAACAAGCATTGCTTCAAGTACAGACCCTTGAGGAGGCGGTAAGGGCAAACGCAAAAGGTATACTTGCTTCAACTATGAAACAAGAAATCGGCGATTTGTTGAAAGAATCCATGGAAGATGAGGAAAAAGTTGTTAAAGAACAACCTAATCCTGAAGAAGACCCCGCAGACGATGTATCAGCAGGTGCTGACGATAACACTGGGGACGATAAATCAGACGAAGATGATGACAACTCATCTGATGAACTATCTAAAGACATCGACTCAAAAGATTCATCTGATGACGACTTTGGCGACATGGATAACATGAACGACTTTGGAGACATGGATGATGACGATGTGGTTGATATGACTGGTGCTGACGAAGACGAAATTTTAAAAGTTTTTAAAGCAATGAGTCCTGAAGATGGAGTAATCGTTAAGAAAGATGATGACCACATCGAATTGTCTGATGGTGATGACGAGTATATCATTAAGTTAGGTGCAGACATGGAAATGGATGATGAAGACATGGAAATGGATGATGAAGACATGGAAATGGATGATGAAGACATGGAAATGGATGATGAAGACATGGAAATGGATGATGAAGACATGGAAATGGATGATGAA